CGGCCCCGGCACCAGCAGAGCCAGCAGCACCAGCTCCGGCACCTGCACCAGCTCCGGCAGAGCCAGCAGCACCAGCTCCTGCACCAGCTCCGGCAGAGCCAGCAGCACCCGTTGACCTCAACATCTTTGACTTCGGCCTGGACCCGGCTGCTACAGCAGCGGCGGACCCGACACAGCCGAGCGAGCGTGAACTCCAGCTCCAGCAGGAGATTGAACAGCTCCGCACGCAGAACGGCGAGCTGACTGCCGCACAGCAGCAGGCACTGGAGCGTCACCAGGCAGAGCAGCAAGAGCTGGAAGAACTCCGCGCACTGCGTCGCCAGCTGGAAGTTGACAAGCTGATGAACCTGGAAGGTCTGGAGATGGAAACCATCGACCCGGCAGCGGCCCAGGAGATTGGTGCGAAGGTCATCCGTCCGGTACTGGAGCGTCAGCAGCAGGCGTTTGAGAAGCGTCTGGCTGAAGTGCAGAGCACTCTGGAAGCTGACCGCCAGGAGCGTGAGAAGCTGGTGTCTCGCATGACTGAAGGTGAGCGTAATGCTATGCGCAACGCCACCAACGACAAGATTTTTGCGGCGCATCCTGACTTCGCACAGCTGCGCGGAACCAACGAATTTAACCAGTTCTTGAACTCAACCGTGCGTGGTTCTTCATTAAAGCTGGAGAAATTGATTGCGGATGAGTACCATAGCGGCAATGCCGAGTTTGTTATTCAGGCAATCAACGAGTTTAAGAAAGGACGTCCGAGCCTCGAAGATGTAGCGTCTGTACAGGCGGCGGGCACAGGGTCTGAACCAGCGAGCGGCGCGGAAGACGAACCGCAGTTCACTGAGGATGATGTGGCAAAGTGGAACCAGATGGTGGTAACGGGGGATATGTCCCGCGCCGAGTTCCGTGAAAACATGGCTAAGTATCGGGCAGCACGCGCTCCCGCCAAATAAGCTAAATAGGAGTTATTATGCCTGGCTTTAAATCTGCATCGGGTTATGGTGGCCTGGAGTCTACCCCGTTAGCGCAAATTGGTTATTACAACCAGATTATTGCGCAGGCGTGGGAGCGCGACTTCCTTCCAGAAATCACCAATACCGAAATCGACGAGCGTCTGACTGAGTGTAATCAGACGGTTCAATTCGTTCGCCAGCCGAAAGTCGGCAAATGGCGTCGTTACGAAAAGAACCAGGAACTGATCGCTAACCAGCTGACGCCTGAAGGCTTCACTCTGGAAATCTGCAACGCGGCGTACCAGGATATCAAAATCGACAAGATGGATATCAAGCGTGCGTGCGAACGCTGGTCTGCCTGGGAAGCATCATTCCTGGAATCCACCTACCAGTCTCTGACTGAGATGTGGCGTACCTGGGTTCTGACTGCGATGGTGCTGGAAGCTTCGCCGGAGAACAAAGGTAACAACGCGGGTATCCGTGGTGACGTACAGCTGGGACAGCCTGGTGCTCCGCTGACCGTGACACCGGACAACGTACAGCGTGCGTTTGCGCGTCTGCAACGTATCCTGCGTGACCGCCAGCGTTGGGAAGAAGACAAGATGTTCGTCATCATCCCGACTGCACTGAAAGAAGTGCTGTCCATGTCTCCGTATGCACGCGCAGACTGGATGGGCGATTGCGTGTCCTGCTCCATGAACATCGACGGTCTACTGCCGCGTAAGCTGTGGGGCTTCAACGTGATTGAATCCACCTACGCGCCGACTGCTGTCGATAGCACTGGCGAGCTGGCGTACTACATCATCGCTGGTCACCGTGAAGCGTATGCCTTCGCCGCCGATATTATCGAAGGCCGTCTGGTAGAACCTTCTCGTACCTTCGGCGTTGAGTATCAGATGCTGGCGGTGTGGGGCGGCAAGGCGATCTTTGACGACGCCCTGGCGATTGGCTACTGGACCTTCGGAGAGTAATATTATGGCCGATGTAAAACTGTTTATTGGCGGTACACCTAACCCGCTGTTCCCTAACCCGGATGGCCGTAACCAGTATCGTGAGCCGCACGCACGCCGTGTGGCATACGAATACGCGAACGGCGAGTTCACCCTGGGTTGGCCGCTGAACCCGAAAGAGCAGAACTACCAGCGCGTTGAGCTGGGTGACGCTGACCTGAAGGTAGGCGACTTGATCATGCTGTACGTTGTACCGCAGGAACACCTGCTGACCAGCGTACTGGCGCGTGTGGACGACATTGACGCCCGCTTTGCTGGTGCTACGCTGAAGCCTTCTGCGAAGCTGTACGACTCCGCCACCGGAGAGTACACCGACTCAGACGTGCTTGACGCGCTGTTCGACAACCTGACTCTCGTAGAGAAGCATGTTGCCTTCGCGCAGCTCAAAGCATCCAGCATCACTATCCCGGCTGCGGATGTGAAAGCAACGGACGGCACTGTAGTTGGCCGTACCCCGGAGCAGACCATTACCACTGAAGGCGGTTACTTCGTACCGACTGGTAAGACTCTGGTCCTGGGCTTCAAAGTCACTGCCCTGCCTACCGACACCACGCAGAAGTTCTCGCTCATGCAGGCTTCAGCTTCTCTGGTGGCGAAAGTGTCTGGCTTTGACATTCCGTCCGCTGTCTAATGTAGACGGTGAGTGTGAAGTGAGCTATATTGGGAGCTGTCACAGGCTCCCTTTTTATTGAGGAAAGGCTATGAAAACGATTGGTCTGACTGCGACACAAGCGCATACCCCGAAAGGTCGTCCGTCTACTAAGCTCCGCGCTGGCGGAATGGGCAGCAGTTCGCTGGGTACAAAGAGCACAGTAGTTACCCGCCTGAAGGCTGGTAACATGGGACATAAATCACAGCGTCGTAATCCGAAAGCAGTGACCGGGTTACGCGCACCGAAGTAAGAGGTGACAACGATGGTACAACCAGTATCCCGCGCAGAAGAACTTGAGCGTAGCAACAACTCCGTGTTTGCTGAACGTCAGGAAGAACTGGAAGCGATGGCATTGAAGATGCCGAAGCGTGTCGCTGGTCAGTTCCCGTATCTGATGGAGAAGAACACGGGTGTTATCCACCCGTACACCGAAGCGATGGCCGAGCGTTCTGACCTGGTGATTGGGTGCTACAACCTGGAAGGATCGCGTAACCCCGATGACGCCGACCCGTACTACAACCCGCAGGCTATTGTCATGCGCGAAGAACGTGCGCGTCGTGTAGAGTCGGTTGGCCCTCGCAATGCCGCCGAACAGAAAGCTGCGGCAGCAGAAGAAACGGGCCGTATCCGCCGTGAAGAACGTGCGCGTGCTGACGCTGAACTGGAAGAACGTTTGGCTGCTGAACGCGAACGCATCCGCCAGGAGCTGCTTGCCGAGATGCAACCAACTCCAGCTCCTGTCCAGGACGAGCCACAGACTACTGAGAAGAAGGCTGCGGCTAAGAAGGGCAGTGCCAAGAAGGGCGCAGCTGCTAAGAAGGAACAGGCCACCACGGCTGCTCCAGAAGCACCAGCTGCTCCTGAGACTCCAGCAGTCGAGCAAGTGGCTGACACCCAGGCCACTGAGGCTGGCGGTGAACCTGACCTGAATGCTGCGTTCCAGGCGGCTATGGAATAAGGAGTTGCTATGTCTTTAGAGTCGCTAGTCGAGCAAATCACTAGCGACCTCAATGACAGCGAAAATGGCCACGAGAATACTACGTGGTCAGCAGACGATATCCGGGTGTGGGTCGGCGAGGGCATTAGCCTTGTGTACGACAAACGCCCGGATTTGTTTATGGAGCGCGTAATCATTGAGGTCGAGAACTGTTCTATCATTCAGGACAGTTGTGATTGCGATATTTTCCGCCGCGTGATTGGCCAGGTGAATGAGAAGGGTCGCCTGCTGCGCACGCTGCGTCAACGTGGGCTGGAGATTTCGTTCCAGTGGACTGGCAAGCCGTGTCGCCCGAAGCATACACCAGGGCAGACTGACTTCAAACTTGAGAGTTATGCCATTGACACTGTGACCGATACCTTATATCTCTGGCCTGAAGTCCCACCTGGCTTCAAAGTATGGGTAGAGGTTGAGTGCTCCCATCGTCCCAGCCAGGAAGAACTGGAGTCGGGCAGCTACGAGATTCCTTCGGGGGCGCTGGTGGCCGTTAAGCAATGGGCATTGTGGCGAGCGAAAAGTGTGGATATGGAAATCTCCACTGGTGCAACCGCCGCAGCACAACTGCACTATCGTGCGTTCTTCGAAGCACTCGGACTGCCCGCAGAAACTACCACCGTTATCCATAAACGGGAGAGAGACTGATGGATGCCGTAGTGTACGACGCATATCCGAAAGTCGAGCTGTCAGTGTTCTTGCCGGAACTACAGCTCGAAATTCCAGAGCTGCCCGATGACATTCTCATGCACTATGTCAGGAAGGCAGCGATTGAGTTCTGCGAACGCAGCCACGTATTGCAGCGGGAGGTCACAATCTGCCTCCAGCAATGCGTGCCCAACTACCTACTGGAGTCGCCAGACTGTACCCGCATCGTGAGCGTCAGTGGCATCTGCCGCGCCTGCGGTGCGCCGTATGAACGCGTGACGAGTAAGCCCTGCCACATCCCCTGCCTGAATCGTATGGCGTGGTGGGACCGTAACGAGGGCAGTATCTGGTTACACCCTGCGCCAGCGGAAGGCAGTAATATTATGGTTAGGGTATCCGTTGCCCCGGAGCAGGATGCCTGCGAGGTGGACGCCATACTGCATGATAAGTTCCACGAAGCCATCCTGGCAGGCGCACGCCATTTTCTGTACGCTATCCCCCGCAGAGCCTGGACCAGCCAGACGTTCTCCGACAGCTGTCGGCAAGAGTTCGACAGGCGCATCGCATCGGCTGGCATTGACAGATTGTTTGGCGGGCAGCAGGGCACTGTCCGCATGAAGAATATCTTCCACCGGAGGTAAGAATGAATAAGTGTCGGACTACCAGAAAGAACCAGCACTGTGGAGTCGATGTTGTGCAGGAACCATCTCGCACACCATGTGACCCCATCAATGTGTGCCTGGGCTTTGGTCGTTCACTCGTGTGGTCCGGTAACTGCCCCGAAGTCCGGGGCACACCCACCATCGTGGATGGGTGGTATGGCCAGGTGCATGTGGTGGATGGCTGTATCGTGGACGCAAGGGACGCGCAGATTCCCGTGTATACGCCAGCGCCCTGTGCTCCTGCCGCCTCACCATGTGAAGATGGTGGCTCATCTAGCGTTGTCCTGAATCCGGCAGTGTGCAACCTGCTGACTTTCACCAGCGGTATGTTGGATGCACGGCTTCACTTCGGCGACTCGACTGGCGTGACAGTATCCGGGTGCGGCACTGCGAACGACCCGCTACGCTTCTCGGTGGAGGTGGACAGTGGCAGCGTGTTCGTGAAGTCTGGTTCTCCGCAGGTTATCGGTGTCGAGGGTGATGGCACTATGGCGAACCCGTTCACGATCTCCCTGGCGGACGGACCGCTCGAAGCCGGGTGGCATGGTGCCTACGAGCTTGATATGTATGGCCGCGTCATCGGCTTCGATGCAACGCGTACCGGACTTATCGAGGGTATCAACGATGGCGAGGGCATTGAGCTGAAGGTAGAGGCTGGTATCCTCACCGCCAACCTGAAGGATGTGAACGTGGTAGCGGGCCAGTACACCACTGGTGGCTACACCTACACGGTTAACTCGAAAGGGCAGGTGACTAACATCCGCCGTGATATCACTATCACCGAGGATACCTACCAGCTGGGTAGCTATAATGTTACGGTCAATGCCTATGGTTCTATCACGCGCATTGAGCCAGTTAACGTCGATAACTCTGCTATCCCGGATACATTCGTAGGCTCGTTCCGTGGCCAGTCCAGTTCGACAGACACAGAGCGCGAGATGACCTTCACGACTGAGCTGGATGGTCCGCTTCATGTCGAGTACCGTGGGTTGCTCGGACGGACTGACCTCGACCCTGGTATGGCTATGACGTTCCCCAGCGGGTACAGCATCGCCGTAGACGGGATTATGATGACCGACCCGCTTATTGAAGTGGTGGGTGTGTTCACCAGTGATGGAGTTGGCGGGAACGCTATCGTCGCCATCCGTGCGACAACCATGAATGCTGTGGCTGCGGGGCAGCATACCATCACCGTCACCGCGCCGACAGCGACGATCACCCAGCGCGACGGCTTCATGCGGGCGCAGATTGTGGGCAGGGGGGCATAATGATTATCGACACGTTCCGTGGTATCTCGCCGCGTACTCCAGAGCATGTCCTGGGGCGCGGCCTCGCCACCAGAGCGCACAACGTTGACCTGTCTCATGGTTCCCTGCACGCGTGGCGGGAACCGCTCCCTGTGCGCCAGCTGCCAGCAGGGACGATGACCCTGGAGATGTACGGCTGCTGCGCCTACGGGTGGGACTCGTGCGTTAGCGTAGCGCGTTGGCTACCGGACTGCCCGCGTCTGTACATCACCGGGCGCGAGGACTACCCGGAGGTTGGGCTTGTGTCGCTGAACGACTGTGGCATTGAGTACCAGCGCCTGGGCGTTCCGATGCCGAGCACACTGCCGCTCGTGTCGTACATCACTGTCCCGGACAAAACCGTGGAGTCCGCCATCCGCTACTACGTCTTCACCTACGTGAACAACCTGGGGGAAGAAAGCGCCCCGTCCTATCCCAGCTCGGCGCTGACCGTCAACGATGGCCAGGCTGTGACAGTATCTGGATGGGCGGCGCAGTCGCCGGAGTACAAGGTCGAGAAGGTCCGCATCTATCGCCTGGCCACCGGGTTCCGTACTGGCGCAGAGAAGGAGCAGGAGTTCACGAGCGACTACCTCCTGGTGGATGAAGTGCCTGTGACGCAGGGGCAGTACGTGGATAGCAAGAAAGACCTGGACCTTCAGTGGGCGCTGAACACCAGGGAAGTGCGTGAGCCACCAGCGAACCTTCAGCAGATCACCGCTATCGACGGCGTAGCCACGCTGGTCGGGTTCGTCGGTAACAAGCTGTACTTCACGAAGAACGGCCAGCCGTGGAACTGGCCACTGGAGCTGGAGGTCACGCTGGACGACAACATTGTTGGACTGGCGGCGGATGACGGTAAGCTCTACATCACCACCACCGGGCGTCCCTATGTGGCAGATGGCATCGCTGATTGTGGCGACAGGCCATGCCGCCCCGTTGTTAAGTCGGATTACCCGTTTGCGGATATCGGCTGCGGCTATGCGCATTCGCGCACTATCACGCCGTTCGGCCTCGTTTACGCGTCCGCCGAGGGGTTGGTACTGCTCAACAGCCGCGAGGCTCCTACGGTGCTTACAGACCCTGTACTGGCGGCAAGGGATTGGGCTGTACTCCGCCCTGACACGACTCGCCTCGCGTATTGGCGCGGCTGGATTATCTGCGTGACCGACGAGGTGTCGTTCATGTTCCTCATGGACCGACGCACCTACCAGGAGCAGGCGTCCATTGCAGACATGACCACTATCTCGGACACTCCGGTGGATATGGTACTGAGTGATTCAGGTGCGTTACTTCTACTAGGCAGTGATGGTATAGTGTCGCAGTGGGATGCCGGGACGACCTACAGGCCATACGAATGGGTATGCCCAATCTATGTAGGCTCGCACCACTGGTGGCCCGCCGCAATGGTGGAGGTGGATGGCTCAACGGTGATTACCATTGAGGGCGAGAACGGAGCGCTGTTCTCCCGCACTATCTCCAGCAACAGAGCATTCAGGACAAAGCGCCTGGGACGAAACAGAAAACACTACGTCCGTCTGGCCGGGACAGGTGAGGTAACATTCATCCGCATGGGCGAGACGATGGTAGAGGAAAGCAACGGGAGATAACGATGGCAGCGTGCAAACTGATGTGGTGTCCGAAAGACCCGGAGGAACTGGCGAAGTTCCTCACCGACGACTTCGGTCCGCTTCTGGCAGAGCATTGGGACAAAGAGACAGCGCGTACAGGCGTGCCACATGGGCTGGATGTTCCGGCCTTCATGGCAGCGTGGGAGCAGCGAGGCGTGGCGCTCATCATGGCATATGACGGCGACAAGGCGGTGGGCTTCATGCCACTGTATATCTTCCGTCCGCTGTTCATGATGGTGACCGCAGTGACCGTCGAGCGCTGGTACTCGCAGACGCTTGAGGCGGAGCAATCCATGTTCGACTATCTGGTGTCAGTGTTGCCAGTGCTCGGCGTGGACCAGGTGCATGTGGCCCAGCATAGTGGCCAGCGCATCCCGGCCAACGTCCCACTCGACAGCTCGGACCAATACCAGATGTGCAGACTGAAGGTATAATATTATGGCTGTATTGGGTATCACCGATGATGGAGTAGTCACCGCAGCTAACCTCGCCAGGCTGGCGGCGGTTGCCGTTGCGGTAATCAACACGGCAGCTGCTATCGAGATGGCAGAGAAGCAGGAGAAGCTGGCTAAGAACTACCTCAAGATCGCGCAGGAACAGAACCAGTATTACTACGATGTGTATGTGCCTTGCGAAGATGCCGAGCTGGAAGAAGCCTGTAGTGCCGCCCTGTACGAGCAACACACTGACGTGCAGGTTGGCCGCTACAAAAACTCTGTGCGCCATGACCTGGCTCGCCAGCCACAGAAAGCGCTGGAGTGCCTGAGCCGCTACTGTACCGGGAAGAAGGCCGCGCTCATCAAAGATGCTGTGATGGCTGAAGCACAGGCGCTGTCGGCGGCAGGTAACCTGGGGCGTCGGTACGAAGAACAGTACGCGGACGCGAAGGATGACCTGCGCTGGGCACGTCGCGCACAGGCACTGGCTCGTGGCCGTGACATGATGGCGCAGGCTGTGAACTTCGCTGGCTTCGCGTATGGTCTGTTCGGCAGGCTGGGTGACCAGGCAGCGAAAGGCGCAGCAGGTGCCATCGGCTACCTGGGCTACGCGAGTGCGCGGAACGAGACTATCTATCCGAACCGTACTCCGCTATCTCGCCCGACGCAGCAGGCACCGCTTGGCGAATCTTACCCGCTCCCGCAGCCGGAGATTCAAACTATCCAGCCAGAGACTCCGCGTCCTAAACGCCGTATCAGGGGGTAACGTATGGCATGTGCATGTTCAATGGGTAACTGGAGCACCGGGAAGGTAACCACGAACACGGTCAATACCGAGAACGTGAAGACCTTCCTGGGCATGAAGTCGAAGTATGCAGACGATGACAGCTCTGGTTTCTACCCGAACCCGAAGGTGACCGACAGCGGCGTTGAGGGTAACGCGCAGTGGTCCAGCCTGGCGGCTACAGCGGTGGCCACCATCAACACGCTCGCCGCGATTAAGATCGCCAACAAGCAGTACGATATCGCCCGCTCCTACTACAAGATGGCGCAGCAGAAGTGGGACCGATTCAAGAACAAGTACATGCCGTGCGAACGCACCGAGATGAACGAAGCGTGCAACACGCCGGAGTACACGGCCCGCTACGACAGCTCGGCCTCGACCTGGATGAACGAAGTGGAGCGCAACTTCGCCCAGGCCCGCAGCCGTATCGACGTTCTGAACGCGCTGTACTGTGTGTGCCCGGACCCGTCGCTGGCGCAGGACATGTCGCTCATGACCAGTCTGGCCGCAGGGGATACCGGGAACTTCGCGTACCGCTACGAAGAACACCGTAAGGATGCGAAGGACGATGTGCGCTGGACGCGCAGGCAGCAGGCACTCAACCGTGGGCGTGACCTCCAGTCAACTGCCGCACGCTATGCTGAAGCAGCTGCCAACGCATATGGTGATGTGGGTAACAAGATTGGCCAGGCAGCGGAAGGTGCCATGTCAGCGATTGGGTATTTTATGAATCGTAATGATACAATCTACCCACAACGTCAGCCGCTGCAACGTCCGGCCAACCAATACCTGGGTGGCGCGTTCATCGGAGCGCAGCCGGAGAACGGGGAGTACGGGTTCATCAACCCGGACCCGATGCGGATTAACACTCAGGTGGAGGGATACGGTAACCCGTTCACACCGTACACCAGCAACAACTCAATCACTAGCGTAGTCGGCTCGCAGCAGCCGTCATCGTCAGGGGGCTAATATGATTTTCGTACCAGTGGATTTATTCTCGCCGTATGTCAAAGGCCGGGAGATGGCCATTGACCGCAACTGGAATGACCTCAATCAGTCGAACCAGGTAGAGCAGGGCTGGCTGAACAACGACGCACGTCAGCTGAACAACTGGTTCGCTGAAGATACCTACGGTGACCGTCTGTCGTCTTCCAATGCGCGTGGCCGCATCGACCAGAACAGCGCGACAGGTTCTGACCTGAACACGCAGATTGCGCAGGCAGGACAGCCTGGTGCTCTGGCGCAGGCCACGATGGCATCGGACTACCAGCAGGCGCTGCGCGACGCTACGCAGCCATACGTGGCTCCTATGGCGGGCAACAATGCGCTGTTCACCTACGGGCAGTCCGTTGACCGTGCCGCCCAGGGGAACGCAGCTATCGCCACTGCGCCGCAGTTCCGTACCGCGACAGCGAACAACAACGTGGCGGCAGCTAACCTTCAGGGTCAGGTCATCCAGAACAACGCGGACTTGCTGCCTATTCAGCAGAACGTGCAGCGTGGGAACCTTCAGCTACAGCAGGTGGTCAATGATCAACTCCAGCAGAACCCGCAGGTCTTGTTCCCGCAGACGCCAGCAGTTCCGGCAGCGACAGCAGGAGCACCAGCTACAGCATCCGGTGTACCAACTGGCAACACTGACTCCCAGGTTTATTCCCTGGCCGCACAGTTACCGCCTGGCCGTACTGTTCAGCTGAACATCGGTGGCGCACAGGTCAATGCTGGCCGTGACAACAATGGCGTGTTCGTAGTGGAGAACGGGCAAAAGCGTTATGTCTCACCCACCAGCACCACCACGACCACCAACACCACCTTTAGCTTCGGAGGTCTGAAGTAATGGCCGACAAAGTTAATTACGATGCCCTGCGGACAAACCCGCAGGTGCAGGAGTTCCTGGGCCTGCTCAAGCAATCCGAGGGCACGGCTGGCAAGGGTGATAACGGGTACAACGTAAGCTTTGGCGGTAACCTGTTCTCCAGCTATAACAACCACCCGCGCCAGCGCAAGGCGTTCCGACAGACCGATGGCCGCAGCAATGTGACCACCGCAGCTGGCGCGTATCAGTTCCTCGGAAGCACCTGGGATGATGTGGCGAAGTCGCTCGACCTGAAGGACTTCAGCCCAGCGAACCAGGACAAGGCAGCTATCGAGCTTATCCGCCGTGGCGGTGCTCTGGACAACGTACTGACCGGAGACTTCCAGGGCGCGATTAATAAGCTCGGCTCTACCTGGGCGAGCCTGCCCAGCTCACCCTACGCGCAACCGAAAAGAACTATGAATGAGCTACTAGGTGGTGGTACTATGCCAACACAGACTGTCTACAAGGATGGCCAGCAAATGGTCGCCGTACCGGAGACAGCCGGGGAACGCGAAAGTATGATGGCGTTCGACATGGCAGGGCACGACAACGCAACGCAGTCTATGTTGACCAGCGCCCTGGCCAGAATCACCGAAGCACGGAACTCGCTGGTGACCGACGCCCCACTGTTCGAAGCGTACCCATCTGACCTGGACAACCAGCTACTGGAATTGATTGATAGGGCATAATGTTATGGCGAAAGCTCCTAACCTTTTCGGGCCAGCAGACTTCACGGGCGGTAATGCCGCCCCGATTGACGACCTGTTTGCCACACCAAAAACGGCCACTCCATCGACGGGTGGCCTTTCCGCATCTACGTCCATGTCGCAGCGCATCATCAACCGGGCGATGACACCAAAGCAGCCTACCCAAAAGCAACTCAAAGCACAGGCTGAAGCGGACCGTCAACGTCAGGTAGAGAGCGTGCGGCAGCAACTGCTCCAGATGCAGCAATCACCGGAGTGGGCAGGCGCTTCGCTTGACCGTCGCCGTGACCTGTACAGCAAATGGAAAGAGCAGAAATGGGACCCAATGCTCCGTTCTATTCAGGACAGCGATTTGCAGGAGGCACTGAGTATCCTGCCCGCTGAGACACTGAACGCGGACATTAAGAACCTGGAGCGTTCCATCTCTGACGCCAGCCGCCTGTCCGATACCTGGCAGGGCGTGAAGGCGAACGCGCTCCAGACTGCACAGGGCATCGGTGACTATGCGCCTGCGGTGGTTGACCAGGCTCGCATTGAGAACCTGCGCAACATGCTGGCGATGGATGGCAAGCCACTAACGCTGGGTGGTGTCCCGCAACTGAACCGTGATGGTACGCCATACATCCAGAAGTTTACGCCGGAAGAACGCAAGCAGCTTGAGGACCAGATCGCCGAGCTGACTGGCTCCCGTAACGAGCAGATGAAGCAGGCAGCAGAGACGCAGAAAGATATCGACGCTATCCGCAACCAGCAGTCCATTGGCCAGATTGACCGTGACCGCGAGTTGCAGGAGGACATTGATAACTACGGCGGCTTCGGCGGTACGATGCTCAACGCACTGGCGCACCCGTCCAACGCGCTTCAGCTGGCCACGGAACAGTTACCGAACGCAGGCGCTGCTATCGCGGCCACTACCATCGGTGGCCTGACTGGTGGCGCTCCTGGCGCAGTGGCAGGTGCTCGCCTATCTGGTGGTCTTCTGTCCGCGCAGGATGCTATGTCGTCCGCTATCCAGCAGGTGCAGCAGATGCCAGCCGAACAGCTGGTGGCGCTGGACTCATACAAGCAGCTGGTGGCCCAGGGGCTTAACCCTGACCAGGCGCGTGACGAGCTGGCGCTCCGTGCTGGCTTCGATGCAGCCGGACTCGGCGGAGTGGTCGGTACTGTCACTGGTGGCCTGGGCGCTGAAGCTGGCCTGGGGCAATCACTGTCTGCCATCCTCACCCGCGAAGCTGGCCCGGAAGCAGCGAGCAGTCTGCTGCGCACTGCCGCCCGTCAGTTACCAACCTTTGCTCGCGAGCTGGGCGTCGAAGGTCTGGAGGAAGGCGGCACACAACTGGTGGCCAACGTCGCACAGAATCGCCAGACCGGGAGCAACGTCGATATCCTTAACGATGTGGGCGAGTCCGCAGCGCAGGGTATCATCGCGTCCGCTCCTATCTCTGGCGTTACCGTAGCGCAGGAGACTTACCGTGCAGGAAGAAACAACGCCGCGCCTGCCGACGCCGGGGGAACTCCTGGTGTCAGTGGAGCGCCTAATGCTGACCCGAACACTGTCGCCCAACCAGCTACAGGAGGTATTGACAATGAAGGAACGATCACCGTCCCGGATGCCACGGAAGCAGCCACCGCTGAACAGCCGTCAGCCACGCAAGAAGCACCCGCCGAAAGTCAGCCCGCTGATACCAGTTCGCCAACTTCAGCGTTAGCGCAGCTGCGTCCTGTCTTCCAGGACATTAACAGCCGTGCGGGCCAGGCGTTCGAGGCTACCGAAGCCAACGCGTTCATCGACCAGCTCATCGCAGCCGAAGATAACGGTGCGCCCCGTAATGTTATTGAGAACGCACTGACCAACATCACCCGCGTCGTGCCACCGGGCCTGGGCTACACCAGCATCCTGGATGGGTACAACCAGCGCCGCGCAGCCCGTGGCGAAGCAGCCGTGGATGAGATGGCCAGCGCGATTGTGACCAACGAGGAAGCCAACAATGGCACAACAGAACCTGTCACCGAAGCTGATAGCGGAAGCGCTGCAACTGTCGCTGACGTCAATAGCGCAATGGAAACCGCTACCGCAGCAAGCGAACCAGCTGCCACCACAGTACCTGAAGCTGCTCAGTCAGTTAGTGCAGAGCCTGAAGTCGCAGGGGTTAGCCGGACCGAGGGCGACAGTGCCGCAGAGAATGGCAGCACTACGCCAGCAGCTGAAACAGTGGGGGCTATTGACCGGGCCATCACAACCGACAGCCGACCAGATAATCAGCCAGTATCCGACACAAGCGAGGCAGTCAGTGTTAGCGAACGAGTCGAACCTGGTGAGACAAGACCGGGGCCAGCAGATGGTCGGAGCGCAGACAGCGCTGCGGTTAGCGAGACGGGGCGTGACACTCGCGTAGGCGACACTGTGACATACAGTGCGCCGTTCCGTGGGGCGCAGCCAGTTACTGGACAGGTTACTCAGGTTAACCCGGACGGGACATTTAACCTCGCAGTACGCGGAGAGAACGCGACTACCACATACGCTAACCTACCGCTATCGAATATCCAGAACACGACTGCGGCGGCTCCGGCTGAGACAGCATCTACCGCAGCGCCGCAGGAACAGACTGACGCGGCTCCGGCTCCGGCTCCGGCTCCGGCTCCAGTGGCCGAGCCAGCGGCTGAGGTACATGGCCAGGAAGAACTCGGTATTACCAGTGCCCCTGGCCCTGCGGATGCGGCTATCATCCGTGATGCTGAAGCGAACACCACGCCGTCCGGGTACAACGCAGAGAACCTGGCAGCTCGCGCTGACCGCCTGGCGGAGAGTGACAGCGAGCACGCCTTCACTGGCATGGAGCTGTCCCAGGCACTGGAGGATGGTGACTTTGTTAAGGCCGATGAGCTGGCACAGTATCTGTTCGAGCAGGGCTTGCGTCAGTTCCGTCCGCCGCAGCAGAGCACCGGACGCGCCGCCCGCACAATCGACGATGTGTTCCTGAACGAGCTGGAGCCTGCCGAGCGTCTGGCGTTGCAGCGCGAATACGCTGACATGGCTGACACACTGCCGCCTGAAGCAGACAGCTTCGCCGCATTCCGTGACACCGCCGTGCAGGACCAGCTGCTCATGAACGCTGGCGAGGCACCGAACTCCGACATTATGATGCGCATGTCTAAGTTTGGCCGTGCCATCATCCAGAAGCTGGCGCGGGCACTAGCTATCGTTCTGGCGGCAATCACCATCAACAACATGGTGCCTGTCAATGACGCCGTAGCTGCCACTGGCCAGGGCTATGTCCAGACTGTACAGCAGGTGCAGGGCTTGAGCCGTCCGGCCAGCGCTGTGAACTCCTGGGTACAGCAGAGCAAGGATAACGCAGGCCGTCCGTACATCATCGCTGACAAACAGTCCGGCGAGATTCACATCGTCGGTGCAGATGGCCAGGTGAAAGCCACAGCTCCTGCGCTGTATGGCCGCAAGATGGGCGATGGCATGACCATCGGTGAAACCCCTGCTGGTATCTTCACAATCCACCAGGAGGCCGCTCCTGCATCCTACGGCGGTGACCTGCAACAGTTCGCCACTGCACCGGACGGCGACGTGTATGCCATCCACCGTGTGCTGACGAACAACAAACAGGACCGTCCTGGTCGCCTGGCCAGCCCGACTGCGGAAGACAACCGTATCAGCCTGGGCTGCATCAACATCCCGGCTGACCTCTACAACAAGTACCTGTCCGGTAAGTTCGACGGTAAGCTCTATGTGCTGCCTGACCAGCGCAGCCTGGGTGACGTGTTCAAAGGTATCGACGAGCAGCGTGCGCAGCAGAACCTGACGCCGAGCGAGCAGATGCCAGAGAAGTTCGACTCCCCTGACGCGACGCAGTACCAGTCGAGCACCAGCACCATCGCCCCTGGCGACTTCCATGACACTGGCAGTAATGTTATGGACACTGGCGCGGCGGTGACCGAGGAAGCGCAGAACGGCGACATGTCTACGGCGACGGCGTTCACTGCCGCCCAGGGCAACGACCCGGCTGACAGCGGTATTGTGTACGCGGCGGCATTGCCATTCTTAGCGTTTGGCCGCAACCAGCGCCGTGCGCAGAAAGGCAAGAAGAACCAGTCTCCTGACCAGACGCTGGACCCGAACGCCACGCCACGCAGTGTGTCCGATAAGGACTACCACTCCGTTGACGCCGTGCTCGGTAAGCAGCAGTCAGCTGTGAATGACCAGCCTGCCCACAACGCATCACGCCTGGGCGACTGGACTGGCAAGCTGGCGCAGAAGCTGTCGGACTCCCAGCACGCGTTCATCTCCTGGATGGATGACACTGGCCTCGTCCCTGCGAACGGCGAGCATGATGCACACGCTGCTATCTATGCCCTGAAGTCGCAGAACAACCGTATGCGCCAGCGCAACGAGGCACTGACGCAGCAGTACATGATGCCAATCTTCAACCACATCGTGTCTGTGGCCCAGCGTCTTGGCCGCAGCCCGGACCAGGTTGGTCTGGAGATGGGTTCGTGGCAGACCTTCCGTCACATCCCGGAGGCGAACCGCGCCCTGCGCCAGAACCTGGAGAATGACCTGAACAACATCATCCTCACCGGGACCGAAGCAGAAGTGCAGGCAGCGCAGACTAAGCTGGCCACGTTCGACCAGGTTCAGAACGGCCAGGCAGATATCGGTGAGCTGCGCAAGGTAGGCGTGGGTGGTCTGGCTGGTGGCCTGACCGATGCCCAGGCGCGAGCTGGTATCCAGAAGGTCGAAGCACTCGGCTACCGCCCGGAAGACCTGGCAGAGTTCCGTCGCCTCACCCGCGCCACCGTTGACGGGCTGGTGCAGGAACGCGTGCGTAACGGTACGCTGCTCCAGGAGGAAGTTGACCAGTGGAACGCGCACGGCTTTAATGACTACGTGCCGCTGTACGTGAACCACGAACGCCAGGACGCAGGCAATGACGTGTACCTGGGCACCAGCAACTTCAACCCAGCTGGCGACTACACCCGTAATGGTTCTGTCACTCGCGCCAGCCACGCTATGATTACGTTGCAGCAGATGCTGTACCGGACGGCGGCAGGGATTGAGTCAATGCCATTCAAAGAGCAGCTGCACGCCATGTATCTGAATGACCGCCCAGCTGGTCTTCAGCGTGTGAACCTGGCCGACGCTCGCATGAACCCGCGCAGCGCTGTGTTCAATCAGGAAATCTACGACAAGCGCGGCTTCACCTACACCGTGCGCGGCGTGGATGAGAACCAGCAGCCGACCATTACCCGGTACAAGTATTACTTCGACGACGATGCGATCTCCCAGGGCATCTTCGATAACCACGCAGAGCCGGACTGGAAAGTGGTCAAGCTGTTGAGCGGCGCGACTGCTGGCTTTGGCCGACTGCTGACGAAGTACAACCCGCTGTTCCCGGTCAAGACCTGGTGGCGTGATGCTGGCGAACGTCGCCGCACACTGGCGTCCCGTAAGATTACGGACTCCCAGGGCAACGTCATCCCGCTGCGCAAGCTGTACACGGGTATGATGGCCTCGCTCTACAACCCGGTACATGTGGCTAACCTCGGTGCTTATCTCATGACAGGGGGCCGCGCAGACACGCCTACGGTGCGTGCGTATCAGGAGCTGCAACGCCTGGGTGGTGTGTCCACTTACCAGCACGCGCTGGCGAAGTCTGTCACAGACATGCGCTCTACGCTGAAGTCCATGACCGGGCTGCGCAAGCACGCTAAGTCACTGGACCGCTTCTTCACCCACTGGAACGAGATGTGGGCAGCGGCTCCTGCGGTGGCGGGCTACATGGCGCTGCGGAACATGGACGTGCCCGCCGACCAGGCCGCGTTCCGTACCCTGGATGTGATGAACGCCAGCAACAAAGGTGAGTGGCATGGCACGCTGTCTGTGTTCTATCCGTTCATCGCGCCGACCTTCGAGGGTGGCCGCAACACGCTGCGCAACCTGCGCTCGCGTCGTGGCCAGGCCATCTTCGCAGCGAACGTGGTGAGCAGCATCGCGCTCTACTCTATGCTCTACTCGCTGGCCAGCTCTATGGCCGGAGACGATGACGACCAGGGCAACCTGCTCGACAACATGAGCATGGATGACCTGTCCATGAACATCCCGCTGATTATCGGCAAGAACGATATCATCAAGATTCCGGTGGCGTTCGGTATGTCCCGCGCATCCTGGATGATTGGTGCTGGCCTGCACCGTCTGTCCCGTGGCGTTGACACCCCAGGCAAAGTGATGGGTTCGACGACACTGGCCATACTGCGCGAGCTTCAGCCTATTGAGCTGGAGACGCAGGTCATGTCCGATAATATTATGGCTGGCCTCACGCTCAGTGCCGCCCCGTCTATCCTGTCTCCGATGCTGGAAGTAGCGATGAACACCAACCACTTTGGTGGCATGATTCACAGCAAGGCGGCACGAGAAGGGTTTGCCTCTGACGCTGCTATGTCGAACACGCCGCAGGTGTGGACCGATATCGCTAAGGCGCTGCGCAGCACCACTGGCCTGGACACTTACCCGGAGAACATCCGCCATCTGTCCCAGGCATGGCTGGTAGGCCCGATGCGTGGCGTAAGCACAGCACTGGAGAAAAGCTCGCTGTACACCACTGGCGGTAAGCTGACCTCCCGACAGGAGATTGGCCCGGTGTGGGATGCCGTGGGTGTCGCACAGTTTTGGGACAACGGTAGCCGTGGCGTATCCCGCACGTACTGGAAGTACCAGGAGCAGGCGGATGACGTTCTCCGCAAGTATGGCCAGCTGCGTACCAAAGAAGGGACGAAGCCAGGCGATGCTGCGACAGCTGCGTACCGCCGCGTTCTGGTAGCTGGTGGTTCCCCGCAGGAAGCTCTGCTGGTACAGTATGCTATCGAAGCAGACAAGGCTCGCGAGAAAGCGAACCGTGAGCTGAAGGCCAGCGTGAAGGACTACAAACAGAAAGACCTTAGCCTGGAGCTGCTGAGTCCTAAGTACGAGCAGCATGTGGAAAGAGAAGAACGGATGATGCGCGAGTTCATCCGCAGAGCGAGGGGGCTTAAATGATCGTCAGGCTGTGTGAAGACACGCCTAAGCTGGGGCTGCGAATTGTGCAGCCCGGCTGCTCAGGCAAACAACTCATGGACAGGCACGTTGACCTGGTTATCACCCCGGCCAGCTGCCCGTACCCGGACTACAAAGAACCCTATTGGGAAGACTGCGAACTGAAGTGGCGTAGCATGAGGCCGGAGATTCCGGCTTTAACTTATCCAGCGTTCGAGGTTGACGACGATGGGAATGTGGTATTCTACTTTGACTTTAGATTGTGGAGTCTGCCACCGGGACGTTACCGTGGGCAGGTAATGTTGGAAGGTGTCTGCACGCAGACGTGTTTCGATATCGACCTGTGCAACAGGCCAGTTATCATTGACCGTGCTGTTACCGTAGGCATCCCACCATGTGGAGAGTTCGAATGTTAGTGACACCAGTACAGTTCGCTGCATCCCTGAATGCACGACTCGACAAGGGCGACAGGCAACTGCCGCTCTCATCTTCGGATGAAAGTAAATTGATGGCGGCAGTACCGGATGAAGGGTATACTTACCTGGTACTCCGTGACCCTACAGGCGCGGAGATTATCAAGGTAGAAAACACCTGCAATACGTTACTCGTCACTCGTGGCGAGGACGGCACAGACCCGCGTAACTTCCCTCGTGGTAGCTGCGTGCGGTTCGAGATGGTCCCTGCTGTGGTCAAAGATTTAATCTGTACCTACGACTGCTGCGACGGAGACTGTCCTTGCGTTGCAGTAGCAGCAGCTGGCATTACGCTGCCTGCGGCGAAGTCCGGTGCGAGCTGGAGTGGTTCTGCCGTATTCACTGGTGACACACCAATGACCATTGCCGTGCAGGGCGCTCCGTCCTGGGTGAAGGTGGAAGTGGGTGCAAACTTCGTGAACTTTAGCGGGGTTGCTTCTGGCTCTGGCTCGTTCAGCATTTCGGTAGCAGCGACCAACTGCGATGGCCATGTGGCCGTGCAGAACGGTATGCTGACTGTGACCGCATAAGGGGGTTACATGCTGGGACTACTACCGGAGTGGCTGCGTGACAGAGTTGCGGAGCAACTTGACCGGATAATCCACGTCTCAATGACGTTAACAGTGGCGTTCACGGGAATGAGCTTAGAAGACCTTGTGCTGATTATCCCTGCTCTGGTAAGCGTCTCGATCTCCATCCTCGCATGGATAGCGAAAAGAGAAGACCGGAAGCGTCGGATGAAGATTTATCGGCAGGAAGAAGAAAAGCGGACGGAGGCAATGCTGAAGTACCTGGACGAAGTGAAGGACAGGCCGTCTGCCAGCACGGCAGTATTGGCCAGCCAGGCAATCAGTAAGGCATCGAAGATGGGAATGGGGGAAGGAGATGAACAGGGCTAAGAAGATTGTATGTTCCGTGGGGATCGTAATTGCTGCGGTCTTCGGAACGTACACGGTGCAGGACACACCTAAGCGTTCTGCACCAACGCAGCTCGCGCCGCAGGGTAACCCGCTGCGCTTCAGCAAAGAAGCTATGGAGATTATCGGGAACGCCGAAGGTTGCCGACAAGACCCATACATGTGTCCGGCCAACCGTCTGACGGCTGGCATTGGCCACGCCGGGAATGATGTGCGTGCGGGTGTCGGGGTGTACTCCCTGGCCACGATTGAGAAGTGGTTCGCCGAAGACCTGTTCGACGCGCAGAATTGCATTGAGAAGTACGTCGAGGACCAGCTGGGCAGGCAACTGCCGCAGGGCGTGTTCGACGCGTTCGGCTCCTTCGTGTTCAACATGGGCTGCGCGAAGTTCCGTGGCTATCCGGTGTACAAGCTACTCATCCAGGGCCAGTACAAGGCGGCATGTGACAGGCTACCGCTGTACGTCTACGGCGGTGGCGTGAAGCTGCCTGGCCTGGAGACGCGGCGCGGTAAGGAGCGGACGCTATGTCTAGGGCGTTAAAAGTATTAGCGATGGCCACCTTAGTTGTGGCCATATTCTTATGCGGATATCTCACCGCCCGTTGGCAGGTGGCCGAACGGGATAAGGGGGAGGCGGAGAAGTCGGTGGTCCATGTCCAGGAAACGAACCAGGACAGAGCAGATGCGAAGGACACGAATCTCGCAAATCTCCGGGGCGCTGAGACGTTTTATAAAGATGGGGTATACGATGACACCACTAAAACTGACGAGCTGTTACATCGCGTTCTGCGCATTACTGACGGGGTGCGCTCAGAAGCCGCAGGTGATACAGCCGACGCCGATAACCTTGCCACCCGTCTCAAGCGAGCTGAAGCCCGTGAAGCCAGACTTCGTGGAGCGCTTCGAATCGCGCTTGACGGAAATAGAGAAGATGCTCGGCGAGCCAATGATGTAGCTCGCCAGCTTAACCTCTGCATCAGTCAGCAGTTACTTGACCGTCAGCAGCTGGCTGAGTCCCAGCGTCGGTAAATTTCTCCAGGTCCATTTCCTCCGGTACGCGAATCACCCAGCACTTCGCGGACACCGGAGGCAATGAGTTCACGCCCACTGACATACGCTTCGTCTTCTGGACATTCTCGACCAGGTGCTTGTTGACCACCAGCTCCGGCGTCAGGCCATGCTGTTTGCACCAGGTCCGCAGGTGACCAGAACGGACGAACATCAGCCGCTCGGCCATCTCGATACGGATACCCAGGTCACCCACAGGGATGCGTCTCACATAGCTGTCCATGTGCGTCGGCATATCCATCTGGTTGGCGTTGTTCGCGGAGGAAACCATGAGGATATCGCGCAGACTATCAGCCAGGTAATCGTTGAGGCAGCTCTCGATCTCTTTCTTCGACTCGACCATGCTGAAGCGCATCCGGCGAACCATGCCCATCGCATACTCAACTACCGCAGGAATGTCGATGTTAGTCAGGCCCATCGTGTTAGACAGCTTGGCGGCTACGACAGCCGCAGCGATGGTGTTCATCCAGTAGCGTTCGTCCTGGCTGGCGATGTGTTTCTCTACCCATGCCGCCATCGCCTTCGGAATCATGGCCAGCAGGTCAGGGTTGTCCAGCAGGCGCTGAATGAATACCTCGCCAGCGTGGCCATAGTTCTTGTTCATCGCCGCCGTCATCTCGTTCGCCAGCGCCGGAGCGATACCAGCCATGTCTACTTCGAGTTCCAGGACACGCTTAATCTCACCGTCGCGGTCACGAGACAGCGCCTGCATCTTATCGAAGACAGTGTTGTTCGCCGACATAATGGTGATGGTAGACCAGCTACCGGATGCCATCATGCTCTGGCCACCGTCAGACAGGCGGTCCTTCTCACGGCCTTCCGACATTTGGAACAGCATCTCTGACAGGTCCACGTCACTCAGGTTAGTAATCTCGTTCAGACATACTGGCAGGTTGTGGCGCATCCCCATAATAGCGAAGCGGCTGTTCATCGTTGACTGGATGTTCAGCAGCTGTTCTTCAGGGTGGCCCCACACGCTGTTCACTGCGTGCTGGAGTGTCGTCTTACCAGTACCGGACAGACGTGACCAGAAGTTCACGATACCGTTCTTGGCGATGCCTGGCGCAAAGTTCATGAGTGGTGCCGCAAACGCAAGCGCGATACCCATCTGGCCCCATATAATATTATGCTTCTCGTAGAACTGCGGCACTGCCTTCCAGCCGTCGAGCGAGCCAGCGGTGGTAACCTTGTGTTCGGAGTAGCGTTGCAGCCTGGTAGGCAGGGCAACTTCAGAACGCGGCTGGTTCGCAGATAGGATGCACTCACCTAACACGAAGGTGCGGCGTTCGTCGCCCTGCTGGTTCGTGGCCACAGACCAGCCGAAGTGTTCGCGCATATCCATGCACGGGATTTTGCGCTGGAGTTTAGCGAGATATGTACGCATACATTCAATGACCTTCTTCTCGTTGCCTGACGTTGGCAGCATCTGATTGTTGAACAGCCAGGTGCGGATAGACTGGTCACTACCGAAGTCTCTGGCCGACATGCTGGCCTGGCGAGGCTTATCGAACGGGTTGGTAATCTGGAACATGTAGGTCATCTGCTGGTCTGTGCGTCCCATGTTGGTGCGGACGGCGTACAGCAGATAGAAACATGATTCCAGGATGACCTTCTCTTTGCGGATAGGGTCGCCACCGTCAACGTCTTCTTCCCACACATGGACAAGCCCCTGGCCTTCGCGCATAACGAAGCGTGGGTCTTCCAGTGGGTAGGCAACGAACCCTTTAATGTCCAGCGTCTTCGCTGGTGGTGCTTTGATTGGTTCCTGGACAGCGATGACTTTGGATTCGACAGGAGCCGATGGGTCTGGCTGGGCCTGCTGGGTGCTGACTTCGCTAACCGGGATGCGTCCCAGCTCCGCAGGGGTCACCACCTTCCCGAAGTACGGGCAGTTCACACATACGCCTGGGTTGTTCGCATCGAACGAACGACAGGACGCAGGACCATTACTGCCATGCACCACATCGTGGTCGTACTTCTGGAAGAACTGCGCGTCGTTGTGGCGTGGGTCCGCAGCAGAAATCTCGCGTGCGGTCTCGCGGCCAGTCGGGCAGCAGTTCATCACGGTCATCATGTTGAACCAGTTCGGGTACAGCTGGGAGCCAGCCGTCGCGACCTGCTCGCAGTTACGCACGATACGGTCAGCGTCCTTGTTGCGCTCGGCCATCATCGCGTGGCCCATGACAGCCTGGAAGTTGCCGTTGTTCCACAGCGCAGCCAGCACAGGGTTGTTCGCGATGTTAGCTGGTGCCTGATTCTCCTGGCGCACAATGTTCACAGGCTTCACGCCGTTGGCCACAGCGTAGTTCTTCACCGCAGTGACGAACGCTACCGGGTCCACCAGCTTGAGCGGCGTCAGTGCCGCCACAGGCTTCAGCTGGCCATGCTTGTGGTTGTGCGTACCAACCGGGCGGAGTACACGCGCCTCATCGGTGGTACATTGTGAGTCGGTCAGGATACCAACGTGCGACACGACGCCGGAGAACAGGCAGGCTACCTTCTTCCACATGGCGGCAGAGATCGCCTTCTCCAGTACCCAATAGCAGTGGATACCGTTACCGGAGTTAACCACCAGCGGAGTCGGTAAGCCTACTGTCTTAGTGAGCTGGACCACCGCCAGGCACGCAGCCTTCTGGTCCGGGTAGTCTTTGCCTACGCCGCAGTCCAGGTCGAGCCAGAACGACTTGATTGCCCTGGCGTTCTCCTGGGTACGGAAGACTTTCTTCGGCGAACCGTCAGCCTTCGTGCGCCCCATAGGGTCGTTGTGCCATCCCTTTTCAAATCCAGCCATCGCATAGAAAGCGTCCTGGCCATCGGCGTCGGCCTGCAAACAATACACCGCCACGTCACGCGGAGTGGACAGCGCCTTCTGTGATGGTTTGCGAGTAGCCGGGTCGATGGAAGTGGCAGCGTAAACCGCGCCTTCTGGAAGGATTTGAGAAAGGAATTGCTCAATAGATAATGTCATGTCCATGCCCTTATGTGTCGGAGGTGGTAGTCTAGACCCCTCCCAATCGGGGTTCAAGTTACTCTGTGGCCCCGGTTACTACGTCTGCCTTAACCCCTAGTACCCGACGCAGCTCCGCGTCGTAGTCAAATACGAGTGGCAAATCTTCGTTTTCCAGCGCCACATTAATCTTTTCAGTCAGGGTAATCAGCAGCTTCTGCATGTCCTCGTTCGGCATGAAGCGCTGCTTCTCCCAAAAGTACGGGGTGCCCCGTGATACTCCCACTATCCGCGCTACCGAAGCAGCGGGGATGCCAGCCTTGCGGGTGGCATCCATAAATGGGAGCACAACATTATCATAAATCTGTTGTGCTCGCATACCTACCTCCTGTTACGCGAATGCGCCATCGTCCATCAGGCCAGCCAGAGCTGACTTCAGGGCGTCGTCTTCAACCGGAGCCTGCTGCTGTACCGGAGCCTGCTGCTGTACCGGAGCCTGCTGCTGTACTGGCTGCTGGGCTACAGTTTCCTGCACCGGAGCCTGCTGCTGTACTGGCTGCTGCTGTACTGGCTGCTGCACCGGAGCCTGCGCCTGCTGGACAGCCTGGGTCATCTCGTTCGCCAGGTTGTTCAGGTCACCAGCCACAGGCTGCTGGGCTACGGTCTGCTGTACTGGCTGCTGGGCTACGGTCTGCTGCACAGGCTGCTGCTGGACGGCCTGCTGGACGGCCTGCTGTACCGGAGCCTGCTGCTGTACTGGCTGCTGGACAACCTGCTGCGCGGCCTGCTGGATAGGAGCCTGCGCTGCTTCAGTGGCAGGTGCCGCCGCTGGTGCGCCACGACGCCAGTCAAGCAGCTCCGTGATTTTCGGGTCTTTGATGGTTTCCACCACACGCATCAGAGTGTTCGGGTCGAGCACCTGAATCTGGCCCTGCGCGTTCACGATAGGAACGAAGCGGATGACCGGAACAGACTGGCTCTGGTCGAACATCATCTTCGTCATGCAGGCGGCAGGGATCATTCCGTGAGTCTTCATCAGGCCCATGTAGTTGCTGAAGCTGTACGCCTTACCGAACGCGAAGTTGCCGATGTTGATATCGTCACCGAAGGTAGTCATACCACCCATGTCGAACACGAACGGGTTCTCCAGGTCAACGAACGGCTGGCCGTTCTGGTCTGCTGCCACGGCGGCGATAACGATACGGCGGCGCACACTGAACTGGTTGCGGCCATCAGCATCTTTCACCATCACGGACGCCGGAACGTTTGACGGTGGCTGCTCACCCATCGCCCAGATAGCATCTGGCTCAACGCCTTCTTCGCCGTTGTACTTGTTCTGATACCAGACACAATACTGGTCCGGGGAGATGCCCAGGATAACGAAGTCCAGCGCGTTAGGTTCCTGACGAACCTCCTGGCCACCTACGATGAGGCGGATACGGTTGCCCTTCAGGCTGACGCGGTTAAAGCCACCGCCGAAGGTGTCCATCGCTGGAGCAAAGTTAGCCAGCAGGATATCACGCATCTCTGCGGGCAGCGTCGGCATCAGGTTCTGTGCAAAGTTCGGCAGGGTTGCGAGTGCGTTAGTAGTCATAGTGGTCCTCTTACGCTTTAGTGAATTTCAATGTTGGTTTCTCTACGACTTCGACGCCCATGTTCACGGGGTCGTAGCCTTGCTCAATCAAACTGGTGATGGTGCCGAGTGCTGCACGCTGCTGGAACACAGCAGTAGCATCCGATACCGGACCACCGTTCTTCAGTGCTGACGCTGCCTGCATGACAACGAATCTCGCCAGCTTTTCCTTGTCCCGGATTTCTACGTGGTCACGCGAACCCGTTTCAAATCGTCCAACTCCTTCGAAGTTGATAGTCTTCATGCCCTGGACGCTCATCGCATTGATGATCATCCCCATTATTTTATCTTCCATCTCTTTCATCTGGTCGATAACCTTCTCGCGCTCTTTGCGTTTCGCACGCAGAGCAGAGAAGTGTGCCGCCAGCTCGCTAAGTTCCATCGTTACCTCCCGTTGTCCACGAATGAGAATGTACACCTATATACAATACTTGTCTACACTTCATTTGGGTCAACCGTAAACATGTCGTTGATTGCCTCGTTGATACTGACGCCCAGCTTGATGCTGCGGAACAGCTTGCGTTCCTCCGCACACGCTGACTGGTGGACAATCTGAATGCTGTCCGCCTTCTGCTTCAGCGAACTCATACGCTCCACCGCCTGCTGATACACGAACTCGCCAGAGATTGGTGGCCCGTAGAACACCATCGTGTCCGCCGCTGCCAGCTCAACACCGAACGCGGTAGTCTTCGGATGGCATAATATTACGTGCGGGTCTTTCTCGTTCTGGAACGCGTTGAATATCTGGTCGCGCTTCGCCCCGGTCACGCGGCCATCGACAACGCCGACAGTGTAGCCACGCTGCTTCAGGTGCTTCTCTACCAGGTCGATGACTGCGGTGAAGGCACAGAACACCACCACCTTCTGCGTCGCCGACTCGATAATCTCTACCAGCCCGTCGATGCGTGACTTCACATCCAGCTCTACCACCGCGTCGCCCTCGGCCTTCACAACACCCTGGGCAATCTGTAGCAGTTTGAAGGTCAGTGCCGCCTTCGTCGGTGCTTTGATTTCCTCGCCGCTCGTGGCAAGCGCCACCATGTCCTCACGGATTTTCTTATACAGCTTCGTCTGTTCAGTAGACATGTCCGCGTCAGCACCACGGTTCGTGACAGGCGGCAGTGTCATAATGTCTTTCTTATCGAAACGGATGCACGGCTGCATGTGCTGGAATATCTTGTCCTTGTATCCCTCGCGTGGCACCCACTTGAACCCGAACTGAATCATGGTGGAGTCGCGCCATGCCGTGAACGACATGCTCATGTTCTGCGGCGTCACCAGTTTAATCTGGCCGTACACCATCTCCGGGTCGCCTGGCGTACCCGTCAGCCCCCACACATACTCGACTGCCCTGCCATCCTTCAGACGGCGACGGCGGTCCTTCAGCTTAACCGTCTCCCCCTTACCGTTCCTGATAGTTTTGCCTGGGGTAATCTCCCAGCGCGTTCCGTTCAGTACCTGGTCGGCGGCGTCCCACAGCTGGCTGCGGGTGTTAGCGTAGTGAGTCAGCTCATCGGCAATAGCGATGGATATGCGGCCACTCTCTACGCACTTAATCAGCTCATCCTTTACGATCTTAATGCCATCGTAGTTGATGATATAAAAGTCAGCGTCCTGCTTCAGCAGCTCCCGGCGCTTGCGCGGGTCTTTGTGGTGAACCACAACCACCGTAGCGTTCGGGTACATCCCCAGGATTTCCTTCTCCCATACACCGCGCAGGTTCGTCTTCGTCGCGATGCAAAGGCACCCTGTCACCAGGCGGCGCTCCTGTAAGAATCTCGCGGCCACGATACCGCTGGCCGTCTTCCCGGTACGCATGGTGTTCGTGCAGTAGCCACGGCGATTTTCTGACAGGAACGCCGCCGTGGTTATCTGGTGTGGCATCAGTGGGAACTCGCCCTCTACCAGCGGTAGCTGGCAGGCGTGGCGCAGTATCTCCAGTCCACGGGTGTTGCAGTTCAGGTTACGCAGCAGCTGTAGCGAGTCCATCTCGTATGGGATTCCGACCAGGTGCATACCCTGGAACGGAGCCACACGACAATGCGATGGTGGAAAGCTGTTCTGGAAACGCAGCGCTTCCCGTACCTTCAGCACCAGCATCTTCTTGTTGGGCGAAAGGTACGCGCCCTCCTTCAGACGCGTCCAGTCGTTAGTTACCATAGACTTCCCCGGTGTAGTAAATGCCCAGCGCCTGCGCACCTACGCGAACCATCAGCGGCGTGATGTATCCGGTGGCCGCAAGCATCTTGTCTGTGTCAGCGATGAGCTGCTCCAGCAAGTGGTAGTTCTTAATGTCCAGGACCAGGGTGATGCCGCCCGATTCGCGAATCTCTTTCATCGCGTCACGCTGCAATGCAGTCGGCCCCTTCTCGTCAGTGTCATACTTCGCTTCGATGGTCAGGTAGATGCCACGGAACACCGTGTCGAAGTCTGGCCAGCCGGACTTCCCGTAGCCCATCGTAGTCTTCATGGAGTATTTGATCTTCGCTGCGTCAAGAATCTTCTTGACCTCATCCTTCACGTAACCTTCAGGAGTCTTTGCCATCGTCGTGCTCCAGCAGAACCTGTCCGGGCGGCAACTGCTCGCGTGCTGGGTAGCTGTACAGCCCCCGGTGCAGGCTGTCAATGAAGTGCTGTGCCAGTATGACCCTGCCGTTAAGCACCAGGCTTACTGCGGCCAGGTTCGGTACTGGAATGCACAGCACGTTGAATAAGACTGCGTTGGTGGTGCCACTCACGCGCCTCTGCATATCGTACAGCGTCACGCCCTGACCTTCAGGGCGGTACGTGTTGATATACATCTTCAGCATTGGCACCATTGGTTCCGGTAGCAATGCAGCAGACAACAGAAAGCCGTGGAGTTCCGCACCCCTACTTGCTTGTGCGATGAGGTCTACAACCTCATCCATATGCCCTGCCATGTCGTTTCTCCCGCTATAATGTTATGCGTTCTTACCGTTGTGTGGACAGCTAAGTACGTCGCACCACTGGCCGCACAGGCCGTTGCGGATTGCCGGGAACTGGTCAGCCGCGCAAGCCTGTTCGTAGCGTGCCACGTCCAGGAGCAAGCCCTGTACCGGAGCCAGGTCAACCAGGTCGAAGCTGTCCATCATCAGCTGGCCATGCTTCACATGCACCCACAGGTTCAACGTCTTCGTGTACCCCGTGTTGTGCTTGGCGCACAGGCTCAGGATACGCGACTGCGTTTTGTCGTGCTTCGGCTTCCCGGTCTTCCAGTCCACGTTGATGTTCAGCTGGTGCGCGTCGTCCTTAAAGAACACGTCCGCAATCCCACGCAGCCACGGCTTCTTCGGTGGCTTCGCCAGCCAGGTGGTCGGCTCGAAGTTGCGCGTGATGCACATCTTGTGCTCGACGAACATCGTCATGCCTGGCTGCGCGGCCATCATCCGACACCAGTCTACCATCGGTTGCATGAACTCCGCAGCAGGAATCAGTGCCGCCCCCTCCTTCAGTGTCTTCTCGACGCTCTTGTGAACCATGTCACCGAACAACGCCGCTTCGTTCTGCTGGAACACCACCTCTTTGGTGATGTACTTCGCCTGGTACTGACGCGGACACGTCAGGAATACGTTCAATAACGATGGCGTTATTGGTAATGGTGTAGCCATAATCGTCCCTCCAGTGAATTGTCTGGCTATGTTAACACACAATGACTACATGTCGCCATACGATGGTCCGCTGGAGAACTCACAGTCCAGTGGCAGACCAGGCACGAACGGCGGCACTGTCTTCATTGCCAACTCATAGACAGCTCTCACCTTGTCACGCAGCTCCTTGCGGAACACGCTAAACCATTCATCGTGTACGTTACCTTTGACCGGGATAACATCATGGATGCGCACTGCCTGCCAGGTAAGGATGGTAAACGCCAGCGCCTGGATCAAGTTCTCTGTCAGCGAGCCGCCGTAGATATGCTTCGTCATACCGTTCTTGCCTTTGTGCTCGCGGAACCGGAACTTCACATAGCCAGTGTCGTCTTCTTTGTACGTCTCCAGATATGGGTACACCAGCCACTCGCCGTTTGGCAGCTGGATACCTGGTGCTGGCTCGCCAAAGATTTCGTGCTTGCCATCGAAGTAGAACAGGCAACCATCCGGGCCACCGAAGTAACCCTGCTCGCCCTGGCACATCTTACCCAGCACCCATTCGCACATGTCCCAAAAGCCTTTGATGCGCTGGTGGGTCTGACGGTATACCCAGTTAATACGCTTCGATTCTTTGAGGTGGAAGTCCTGAAGATACTGATTGTATTCCAGCTCCAGCACGCGCTTGTTGGCAATGATGTGTGACGGCTGTAGCTTCAGCCACTCCATCACCTGCTCGCGCGATGGCTTCAGTGTGATGCCTTCCTGGCGCAGCGTCAGGGCGAACTTGTTTCCGCTCATCTGATAGCCACTCCCCAGGATGGTCTTCTTCCCCATGAAGCGCATGAAGAACAGGTCAGCCTGCTTCTTCTTGTCCTCGCCTTCGAGGCCATGCGAATCCATCTTAGCCCACTTGCGTATCTCAGCAGCCGGGACACCGTAGATGATCTCCCCCATGTGGGAGTATGGGTCACCACCTGTAGCGAAGATGTTCAGCAGCGATGTTTCCTGTGCAGCGTAGGCCAGGCAACGTGCTTCAACCTGGCTGGAGTCAGCGCCGCCTATCTCGTATCCATCCGGTGCTTCCATCGAATAGCGCAGGGTCTTGTCACCCTTGTGCTTCGGCAGGTTCTGCTGGTTCAGCCCATCGTCAGCGCCGTATCGGTGGGTGCGGGCGTTCGCATACTGAAGTGCGAACACGAACAGGCCACGTTCGGAGCAGTCCAGGAAGCGCAGCGTGCGTGACTCTGCCTGGCTACTGTTGTTATCCATGCGTGCGGTGACCAGCGCCTGCACACGTTCGTCCCAATGTGTGGTCAGCTCGGCGAACTCAGTGTCCTTCACAGCGAAGGCGTAATCCATAACCGGTTCTGCCGCCCACTGGTCCCAGGTCTTGCCTCCCTTCTCCAGCTGCGCCAGGAACTTCGGCGTCTTCGTCTTCGCTACCCAGGCCGGGTCGCACAGGTTCGCACGCTTCTTCTCCGTGGCCTTCAGCGATTCTTTCATCGGCGGCTCAACGCCAACGGAACGTAGCAGCTCTGCGAACTTCGCCTTCGAGCGCAGCAGCTTCATGAATGCCGGAACGCCATCGCAGCCATGCTCGCGGGCCATGCTTGCCAGTGTCTCCTGGCGGCGCTTCCGCAGCGCAGAGAGATAGTCTTCCAGCATCTGGCTGTTCAGCCGTATAGCAGGGCGCGTGTACATCTGGAGCGTCATGTTGCTGGCCCGCAGTGTATCTGGCGGACACTCAGGCAGGAGTATCATTGCCGCCGCGTATAATATTATGGTGTCAGTGCGGCAGTAGCCCATGTAACGCGCCTTGAACGCTTCGGTCATGTGCTCCAGGCGCAGGCCGTTGGCGTTCTCTACCTCGTGTCCCTTCGCGGGTATCGGGTAGCCTTTGCTACGCAGGAAGTCAGCCAGCGAACGCAGGCTCTCACTAATGATACGGGACAGGCCAGTGATGCGCATCATGTGCATGGTGCAGACCAGCATGTTGAAGCGTATGCCCATCGTCATCTCGCCCACACAGCCATCGAAGCGGGCGTTGTGTGCCACCGTCAGGACGCCAGGCTGTTCAACACCCAGGTCTATCAGCAGCTGGCGGCTCGCCTCGTGGCCCCATGCCTCATAGACATTCACGCCGTCCACTGTGGCCGTCACACATATCGTCTGATAGCGTGGGTCACGGACGTACTTCTCAGTCGTCATGTCCTTGCTGGCCAGGCTGTATTTGTCTGCGGTGTTGTAGTAGGTTTCAAAGTCGAGTGCGACTACCCGGTGTATCCCCAGGCTAATCAGGTTGTCCGGTAACTTTGGTTGGTTCATGTTGCCCTCGAAAGAAAGGCAGGCCGAAGCCTGCCTGGTTGTTATTGCTCGTGGCGTAGCGCCCCATAGAATGCCTGCGCTTCATCTGACAGCATGTCGCTAAACTCCACACCAGACGCTGCCTGGTGACCGCCCCCGCCGTACTGCTTCAGCAGGGTAGGCAGGTCAACGCCGCCTTTGCGTGCCCGGAACGACCACTTCACGCGGCCATACTGCGGTGTGTGATACCCCGCCGCCGCTTCAATGTCCGGGTGCTTCTCCAGCAGCTGGTGGCATACGTCGCTCACCATGAACCACGCACAGTTCACCACGGCGATGCGGATACCATTGAAGGAGTAGAACGACACGTTGTTATCCTGGGTCAGCGCGTCAACGTTCTTGTTGTGCGCACGCAGGATAGCCATGCCTTCTGTCTCCAGGTCCACGCAGCCATCGTCGCCGCTATCGAACTGGTCCCACACACCGAAGTCCATGTCGTAGCTGTACACTGCCGCCGCCACAGCCTTCGTGTCAGGGAACTGGAAGCGCCACAGGTCACGGTCTTCGATACGAATCAGGAACGCAGGCGGCACTGTCCCATTATGGTAATGGCCCCAGGCCAACACGCAGCCGCTGTAGTCGTTATCGAACTCGATATGCTCAGGGATACCCTGGCCGATGCACGTCTGCCGTGCTGCATCCAGCTCGCTCTCCGCGCCCTTGTGGTGGTCAAGATATGTCACGCAGCGCATGACATTGGTCAGCCTGTCGAACAGCTCGTGTGGCAGACTAAAGTCCACGATGTGGATATCCACATGGTGGGTGTCCAGTCCGGTCACCAGCTTCTCTACCACTGACTCCCGGTCACCATAAGTCACAGGCACGTACAGGATATCTGCATTGCCGAAGTGCTCGGCCAGCGCGGCCTGGTGGATAGCCCACGCAGCACCGAAGCCATCCGCACAGAACGCGTGGTAGATGACAACATGCTGGCGCGGGTGCGACTCACCATCGTTGGCATAGCTAACCAGACGGGAGCCAGTCAGCTCCCCCTCCAGGTTAAGCAGATTCATTAATGCACTCTTACGCATAGTTTCCTCACAGGTCAACGCGTTTGATCACGTCATCTAAGGTGGTGATGATTGACTCGACCTGCTGCTCCAGCATACGGAGTTCTTCGAACACCGGAGACAACGGCTGGTACGGCTCAGTCGGAGCCGCTGTCGTTGGGGGCTGTACCTGCGGCTCCAGCAGCACCGGGTTAATCTTCTGCACCAGCACATCAGCTGCGCTGCGCAGGCTACTGATTGTATTACGCAGGCGGTCAATCTGTTGGCCCACGTTACCCACTTTCATGTCATTACATTCCATCATTTGCTCGCCTCATGTTTGCTAAGAAAGTCCAGGATGATCTCCTGCATCCCACGCAACTCGCGCCAGCTACCAGCAGGACAACGGAGCGTCAGGCTCTGGTCCGCCGCAGCCGTCTCGACGTTTGCGTTACTGCCCTGGCTCACCAGCTCGACGTTGGGCAGGTGTGCCATCAGTGCCTTCAGGTAGACACGTGCGCGGCGTTCTTCTGCCTCGTCCTCTACCTCTGCGTGGACACGCTTCAGGCGCTTCTCTGTGATGCGCTCCTTACGTGTCTTAAACTTCTGTCCCTCCTGCTTCTCAGCAGGCTTCTTGCTCTTGCCAGCAGGCGCTGGTGCCGCCGCAGCGTTGACCTGCTTCGCTTCCTTCAGTGCGGCCAGCACCTTGTCCGGCCCCAGGCTACGCGCCATGTTGATAACTGGAGTGGCGGCAACATCACCCGCCTCAATCATCGCCATGACTTCCTCGCCGGACATAGCCAGCAGCAGGTGGTTGGCTACGGTGCCCTCGGATGCGCCTGTCTCGCGGGCGATCTCCGCATTGCTGTAGCCAGCGTTACGCATACGCAGGAACGCGGTGGCGTTCTCCACTGCGGTGCCCTTGCTGCCCTGGTTGAATCGCCACGCAGCAAACAGGCGTTCTTTCTTCGAGCCAGAAAACTCCGTCATCGGAATCTTCTTCATGCCTGCCAGCACGGCAGCTCGCACACGGTGCTCACCATCGACCAGCTCCAGCTCGTCGTTGTCACCCAGCGCCACCAGCACAGGCGGTACATCCTTGCCATCCAGGTACATCTGCTTGAACATCTCAACGCGCTCCGGGTCTACCTTGCGGTAGTTATGCCCGGTCACAATCTTGATGTTCTCCGGTGGCGCAGAGAACGCCTTCGCTGCGGTCATGCCCTGCTTGTCGCCCTTGTCGTATTTGGTTCCCAGCTTCGCCATTATTCTTCGCCCTCGTCAACTTCTTCCTCAAAGTTGATACCTTCTGGCAGCGCCGCTACCTCGTCCGGTGTCATCTTCGCATACTTACGTGCAGTGGATGCAGGCACACCAGATGCCTTCGCCACCTCCGACCAGCTGGCCGCGCCGCCTTCATCGTTAAGGCAAGCCTGCACGCGGGACCAGTCTGCCTTGTTCAGCGGACGGCGCGTGTGCTTTTTCTTCTCAACGAACGGGCCTTCTTTCTTCTCGTACATCTCCAGCAGTGGCATCAGCCGTGCGATGATTTCCTTCTGGTTCTTGTACGGGATGTTCATGAACTTAACGAAGGTATCCGTCAGCTGGGTAACCTTCTGCTCAAGCTCTGCTATGCGTTGTTCCATCGTGATGTCCTCAGTTCAGTGTCTTGTTAATAACCTGTGCAGTAGCACGACGCACGTCACGGTTGGTTGCTTTGTTCACGTAGAACACAACCTTCGTGTCGCTGTAGAGTCGGGCAACCTTAGCCAGCCACAGCATCGCCGCCACGTAACGCTCCGCAGGAACGGTAGCAGCCATGACAGTCTCAACACTCCAGGCAGGCGAACCATCCGGCGTGGTCAACGGCTCGGCGTTGCCCTCCAGAATCATCTTCAGCTTGTCCAGTTCGCCAGCCATGAGTGGCAGTGCAGCTGGTGGCAGGTCGCCCTTTGTAGCGATTGCTACGTGGCCTGACGCCCACATGTAGGCGACGGGTACGGAAGGTTTCTTCTCAGCCATCAGTGTTTCCTGTATTCCTTGTTGTAGGTTTCGTGTGAGTACAGCGTGAACATCTCACACCCGGTACGGCGGTACAGGCGATAGCGTGGTCCAACATTCAGTGACTCGCCACGACCAGAACCGTGCCGCTTGGGGCGGCATTCACCTGTCACTACTGCGCGTAGAACTTCGCGTGCCTTCTGGTGAACTCGTTCCGGTATGCCCTTACCGTGTTCGTAAACTATACACTCTGTGTTTACCATAATCAATTGCCCTTTGTGTCGATTGTGTATGCGGACGCACGGTGTACTGGTGCGTCGTTCCTGGCAGCGCGTTCGTAGGTCATCTTGAACAGGTCATAGTCAATGCCCGGACAGATGATGTACAGGTCCGCCCGGTGCCCCATCAATGCCTGTGCTTTGGTGACCACCGCCACCATATACTCGCGCCCGTGTTTGCTCAGGAATATAGCCCGGACAATCTCCCCCTCTTTGTAGCGGTCAGCCACGACTACCGCACGCTTCAGCCCTTTCATTGTTGCCCCCTGTGTCTGTGCCCATAATCTTATGGGGGCCGCAACCCCCATAATGTTATGACCGCAGCTTCTCTACTTCAGTCGCCAGCTGGCCCGGTGTCATGTCCAGTGCTTCCGCTAACTTAAAGAACGTGGACAGGCGGACGTCACGCTTCAGTGTTGTGTCAAACCCCTGCGGGTGAACGCCCATCTTTTTCGCCAGCCCGTACTTGGACTCGCCGCGCCTGTTTAGCACTGCCTGTACGGCTTCGCGCAGGGGCAGACCCTTCTCCATATACTTCTTCTCCCGGTTGCAGTTTGTAACGCATCATCAACCCGTTGCTCATATCGCACAGGTTATGCACACGTTGTTCATTCGAGAACGTCTCGACCACAGTCGCCAGCTCACGCGCTGTGTTTACCAGCTCAGTGGGTACGTTCCACACCGCGTAACGACTAAGCATCGCTGGCTTACCACCCTGCGCAACGCCGACCAGCAGCTCGCGGCGGTTGGCCGCAAGCTCGACGCGCACATAATACCCGTCAAAGCGGGGCGCTTCTTTGTCCATTACAATCATTCTGTTGCACACCCTAGTTCTTCAATCGCGTTGTCGATGTAGCCGCTGGCGCTCTCCATATAAGAGATCGCATCACTAGCAGCCGACCCTTTGTCACCGTTCTGGAATGACTCAGGCATGTTGTCGTAGTAGTCCTGCTCATCATTGAGCAATGATTCTACTTCGTCACGCAGTGTCTCCAGCTTGGCGATAACATCCTGAATAGCTTTACGCCTGGCCTTGTTCATGTTATGCCTTCTTCGTGGTAGGTAAGCCACGCGCTTCACGCACCATGTTCATCGCACGGCGGAAACGCTCCGTTGTCTCAGCCAGCAGGTCAGCCGCGTCGAGTACAGACTGTCCAGACTCAAGCAGCTGGCGCAGCAGCTCCGGGTCCAGCTCACGCTTCTTAGCCTCGGCCATCTTCTGCATCTGTGCAGCCATCTCAAGCATCTGGTCCGGCGTCAGCGTAGATAAATCCATGTCGTTCTCCTTCTGGTCTTCAGTGCATTCGTCTACCCACACCTTCATCTCCGGCGCGGGTTCGTTCATGATGTTGTTCGCGGCCACCAGCGCTTCGAGTGGCAACTCCAGTGCCGCCCGCTTGCCGATGGTACGCAGCTCGTGAGCACGCTGTGCCCGTTGCATTTCCTCCGCCAGTGTGTGGCGTACCGGACGTTGCGGCACTGGCTCGTCTTCTGTTATCAGGCGATGCACGCCTTTGCGTGTCGCCACCTTCCCGGCCACGGTCAGCGCGGTAACGATCTCCCGCATCATCCCCTGTCCTTCTTTCCAGCCGCGCTTACGCAGCACTTCAAACAGCGAGCGGTCATCCGTTGGTCCTGCTTCCAGAACCTTCAGCACCAGTGTTGCTGTGTGGTGACGCTGTTTGATGATCTGCCTGGCACGGCGCACGTTCATTGTCATGATTTACTCCACGGTAATATTCTCCCGGCCAGCTCCGGGGGCAGGTAGTAATAGTCATTCCGGCGACGGAACCCGCGTGACTTCAGCGCGTTCATCATCTGCCGGAATGCCCTGCCTGTGTGTACCCTCGGCGCGAATATGGATTGCACTATGCGATACACCTCATCCTGCTGGTCATAGTAGACCAGCGAGGAATGCCCCAGCCTCGACACGATTGCCCCACTGGTGCGCCCGTGGTTCGTGGCTATCGTCATGATGGGAGTCAGCGCCAGCACCTCATCCAGCAGCCTGTCATCCTCGCTCTGTTCCCACGGCTTCATGACGCTGCACAGCGTGTTCCCCGGCTCCCGGTTCTCCAGACACTTGGCCCCGATGTACTGCGGGTAGCGCCGTACCAGATTATCGACGCAGCGTTCCCGCTTCCATGCCATGAAGTTCAACCACTTCAGCCGCTCAAGTACCTCGCCGCGTGGTCGTCTTGCCCCTGCCCCGTATGCCGTCAACAACGTATCGAGTGTTGTCGCCCCCATGATTTACTCCGCTGGTTCGCACTTGTGTACCATGCTGGAGGTGTCCACCCCAGCGCCCACGGCGTTAACGCCAGTCATCACCCATGCTGTTGGGTCCAGACTCGTCGTGCATTTCTCGCCCGCACTGTTCGTGTACTTCACGCAACTAGTGAGGGCGATGGCAAGCACTGCCACCATCGCCATCTTAAACATGCTGCCTCCTATGTGGTCAGCCCGCTAATGATGAGCAGGATAACCAGCGTGATAATCACCGCCTCAAGCGGCGGAAGAATCGGTTTCTTTTTCATCCAGCATCCCCTGCTCATGCAGTTTCAAGAGCAGCGTGTACTGTGACCGCACGCTGCAAATCAGGAGATACCGCACCACGTTCGCGAACGCAGACGTATCGTCATCGTGCAGCAGCTCCACCACATCGTTGCCGCCCGTGTTGTTGAACATCAGGAAATACTTTTCCATCCACGGATGCACCGGGTACAGCTCACTTGCTCTTGGCATCGCCATGTTCGTTGTCCTCGTACACAACCACACCAGCCAGATACACAATGGCACCCAGCAGTTCACGGCGACGGGCGGCACGGTCCTTCATGTTCATCGCCTCAACCACCTTCTTGCACACCTGATAGGTCATCCCGGTAGGGTTACCCAGCAGGCGGCTGATAGTCTGCATCGGCTGGTGGTCGAACGGCAGGTCGTTAGCATGGCGCTCCTTGCCTTTGCCGAACGCCGCTTGTGCATACGCATCCTTCAGCACCGCCGCCAGATGTTCGTACCCCGGCGCGTTCATCGCACGCTCAGGCTGGCGCAGCTTGGCGTTGTTGTCCAGCAGCTCGAACGCCTCAACCAGCGCGGCAACATTCACGCCACCCGGACCACCGAACGCTTTGTGCATCAGCATGTTGAAGCGCTGGTTCCCGTCGAGCAGTTTCTTAACTTTGCGTGGGCACGGCTCCGGCGTGTTCATGCGGATGACTTCACGTTCAATCGCTTCGTGGACACGCTGGCCTGCTTCCACCGCAGACTTCGGCGCGGGGCCGTTGTCCAGTGCTTCGCGGATAACCTTCTCAACATCCAGCCCAGCAGGCACACGGAACGCCTGCATGAGAACCTCGCGCTGTTCGGCCTTCGGGTCTTCCTGCTCCCATCCGCGATCTGTTGCCCACATCTGGATGTAGTCCGCCACCACATCATGCGGCTCGCCGTGCGGCGTGTTGGTGTTGTGCCCCATGTACTCCGCACGGATGCCCCGGTCACTGTGACCAGCCAACCAGCGACGGCAGATATCTTTCAGGTGCTCCGCGTTACGCGCCGTTGCTGTGCGGCGCTCGCTGTCCTGTCCTTTGATACGCAGGGTAAGTTTAATTCCAGCCATAATATTATTGGTTAACCTCTCTCAACCATTCGTTAGTAAGTTCGACGGCCTTCGCTACAATGTCGGACTCGTCCACCCGTACACCAGCCGCCGCCGTCTCTGCAATCCATGCGCCCAGCGGTTCGGCTACATCGTAGTACCACACGCCGGGTCCGTCCTGCTCTGCCAGCAGTGGAGTGACCGCGTTATCCACGTCATCCGCCACACAATTCAGGGCACGCGCGGCTTCCACCTCGCCGCCCCCGCAATACGTTTCATTGATGAGGCTGCTGTCCTGCCCGTCAGTGCCCAGCACGTCACGGTAGCCGCCATATATAAACATCGCTGTAAGTTCCATCGTCTCTATCCTCTCGTGTAATCGACAAGGCACCCCGCAGGATGCCTTAGCTATTACGCGTCCAGCTTAGTCGGCATAGTCTCCAGTCCGTTCGCAATCTCCAGCGAGTCGAACCGCTCCGCCAGCTTACGCAGCGCCGCCGCTACCCCTGCACAGTGCCCCGCCTCACTACTCGCCAGCAGGCAGACGTTATCAAAGCGCCCGCCCGGTTCGTCGCGGACCAGCTCAGGGTTAGCCGTCGCCAGTGTGTACAGTTTGTGCCCACTCTGCCCGGTAGACTCCATCAGGAACAGCGCGTTGGCTGTCCCGTCACGTTCTACATACGGCGCGGTGAAAATAATATCGCCAGTCGTGCAGCCTACACCCAGCATCCCCGGCTCAATCACCATAGTTACTTCGCGACCAATCAGACTTTCCATCTCAAACCTCATAGTTAGTTGTAGTTACCTCGGCCTCGCCCTTGTGGTTCGTGCCGATTTGTTTAAAGAATGTGCCCCCGCAATAAGGGCAGGTGCTGAAGCTGTCCCACGTCACACCCGCCGCTGGCTTCAGCGTCACCAGCGAATGCTTACAGTACGGGCAATCGTATGTCACACGCGGCTCCCCGCTTCGACGTGCCGCCGCCAGCCATAACTCGTAGCGATTAATCGCCTGTTGTCTCGTGCTCACTGCTTGCCCCCCACGTTTTTAAGCCACGCCGCATACGCCTCGTGCGCGGCCTTGCCGTACTCGATAGTGCGCAGCGCCTCTATCTCTGACATACCATAGGCGGCGGCAAAGGCCAGCACGCTTATGTAGTTGTTGACGTAATCAAGATAGGCGTCCTGTAATCCCAGGATGTTCTTAACTGCCTGCTTCTGTTTCATCGTCCTCCCCCGCAGCCGGATAGCTCCGGCAGATATCTTCCCATGCTTCAGCGGCGGTATCGAATGCGCCCTTGCTATCTACCGCCTCATACTTCGCCGCCCAATACCAGCGCCACGGCTCCCCATAGATGAGGAACCCGGCGTTGCTGGCGCGGGCGATGGCGTCCGCGTCGGTCATCGTTACCCCCGATAGTAATACGTTGCAGCTTCGCCGCCTTCTTCCATCGGCTTCAGGTCTACCGTGCTGTAGTCCTGCTGCAACTCGTTCGCCGCAGCCTCCCAATCAATGTGGCGGTAAGGCCATGCCGCATCACGCATACCCGGCTCCGCTATTTCTTCGGCCAGCTCTTGCGCATACTCAGTGAAGTGATCGGCGTTGACCAGCGTCACCGGATACCAGTCACCTTCCCATTGCTCATCGCCGCCGTAGCCTTTCAGGTCAGACAGGAAGTCTTCCAGTATCGCCAGCTCGCGGGCATCCTCCGGGTATTCCTCCGCCCACTTTGCCTCGCCCTCATCCCAATGGACATTAGTACCTTTGTCCTCGTGGTAGTCGATGAAGTCTTGCGCTCTGCTGTCACACTCGCCGCGTAAATCTTCCACGCGTTCTATAATGTCGCGCACGTCGATCACATCGTCGTTGAAGTTGTCAGAAAGTTCAAAGCTCATAGTCATGCCCTCGTGTTGTCGGTTCGTATAGTGTAGACACAACACGCCTACACTGTCAATCTGATATACCTGATACCATAATCATATGGCCTGCTCTCACAGGCCACATTGTTATGGCTGGTCAAAGTCCGCTACCCGGTCCAGTATCTGGTGCCCCCTCAGATGGTCCACCAGCTCCGCGAACTTGCGCACCACGTAGCCTATGTGTGCGTTCATCTCTACGACGCTGGACACTCCCGCGTACCAGTCCAGACAAAGCAACTCCGGCCTGATACTATTCACCCACACCTGCACCCGTGGCGAACTCAAGTCCTCATCCGTGGAGAACTCATTGAGGTCGGACCGCAAGAACGTGCGCACGTTATGCGCCAGCTCATCAAGCGCCGTCTCTTGTGCCGCCGCCCAAAATTCTATGTCAATGACACACGCGCCGCGCTCGTCGGACCATTCGTCCTCGTCGTCTCGTCGCCAGTCAAGCCGGAACAACGTCAACCCTTCGCGCTCCGTCAGTGTGTAGTTGGCGCTGTTCAGCCCGCGCCCGGTGTCCTCCACCGCTACCGCCCTAAGTTCTATCATCTCAGTACCCCAGCCAGGCAAGCACAACTTGTGCCGCGTAGTTCTCTTTGTCGCCGCAGTCCGTGAAAAATTCGGCCTGCTCATCCTCCGGTATGCCGTGGCACACCAGCTCTTTAATTGCACGGGCGCGGCATATCTCCACGCCCTCCGCGCTTTCGTAGTAGGTCATGCCCCCGCCTTGTCCGTGTAAAGTTTCGCCACCTCGCGCAGCTGGTGCGCCATCTTCACCAGCTCGTGGCACGTCTTCGCCACGTTCTCCACCGCATCAGCGAGGCAGTGCTCCCGGAATAGCGCGATCCCTTCTTCCTTCAGGTCGGTGTCGTCCTCATAAGACCAGTCGAACCCGAAGCCGCACGTTTCCCCCGTGGTTATCCACTCACCCCCAACCTTCGCGGAATAGATGAACCCGTAGTCGCCCGCGTCTATGTCGCGGATTAGCTGGCGCTGCAAACTGTCGTATGCTTCCCGGCTTGGATTCTCCCGGCCTTGCTTGGCGTAGTCCGCCGTTAACTCAGCCAATGACGTTTGCAACGGGCGGTAATACTTCCAGCCGTTGCGGTCCGCGTTGGGATTGGTGATCGTCTCGCCGCCTTTGTGCGTGTCGGTCCCTTCCCACTGGTCCCGGAACATATCCGACGCGCCGCCAAACAACACAACATTCACATGAAAATCTATCCCGCTCTCGGTCAGTTCGAAAGACTCGATAGTGTCAGACATAATATTATCCCCATCAGTTACTAAACATAATCGGACGCCGCCCCCGGCGACGCCCTGTTATATTCAGTAGTCCTCTAACAGCTCGTTAAGTTTCGCCCGCTCGTCCCCCGTGAACATGCGCAGCTGTGCGGCGGTCTTCTGGCATTCCTCATATATAGCCAGCGCTTTCCGGCTGTCCTCGTCATAACCTAAGTCCGCGCAGAAGTCCGCGAACAACTCCGCGCCTAAGCTGGCATCACTCAGCAGGCAGTAAAGCACACTTGCCGCGCTCGGTTTCTTGACGTAGGTCTTAACAACTTTCGCCCCCTTGTAAGCCGTCTCCAGATACTTAGGCGCACCCGCTCCAGCCTGCTCCGCTTCAGCTCCCAGCCCGTTAAGGTTCGCGCTCCCCCGGTGCCCTATGCCCTGCCGATAGCTGGTTTCTATCTCAGACTTGCCACGCACAAAGCGCACAGTAAAGAGATCGTGCTCCCATTTGTGCCCGTTGTCGTTGTCTACGCGCCCGCCGTGGTACACACTTTCGAACTTAACCCCGATGGATTGCAGGTAGGCCCACACTGATTTGTCTTTGTCGCTATAGTGTCTCATCGTCTTAACTCCAGTTGATTAACATAACGGGCGGCACTCTCTCACGAATGCCGCCGATTCTGTTAACGCACTAAATGCTTCTCACCCTTTACCAGCACGTAGCACGTCCCGGCGTTGCCTATCACGTCGCAGTACACACGGCGCTCCCTCCCCATGTAGGGGATAACCCAGCTCGTGGGCTGTTTCTTCTTGCCGTAGCTGTCCGCCGCGCCAAACGGTAGCGCAGCCAGCGCCGCCATTCGCGGAGTCACTGACTCCACCGCCTCAACTTCTATATAGTCCGGCCCTACCATTACAGTTTTAGTGCTCATACAGTCGCCCCTTTCACAGCTATCTCAATCAATGCACACTTGAGCAGGTTACTACTCACGCGGAACGCCTCGCTTGCTGGCATCCCGTTAAACTTTGCGCCATCCATCAGCGCCCGGTGATGCGCTACCAATGCCCGGCGCTCCGCCACTGACAACATGCGCCAGCCTTGCGCCACCAGATACGCGGCCAAAAACTCCGCCACTCGTGCCGCGTTATTCCGGGCAAAGTCGCTTTTCTCGTCCTGCATCACCCACAATATTTCAATGCGGACGTGGTTCACCACACGCATAAAGTGATCCCCGCAATCTTCCATCGCATGATGGACGCGGGCATTAGTCACACAGCAACCCGTTGCCGCTATGATGCGCTCGTGCATCGCTTCTACCTGCTGTTGTGTCACGGTCTGCATAGCCTCACCCTATTATATTCACTAGTTAATCTGACAATGCCGCCATAATGTTATGCTTCAGACTATGGCGGCATTAGCTCATTAACCCTATGCGCCCGACTTATCAGCCTCCCCCTTGCCACCCGTAGACACTAGCACTACTTAACGTTTCCGCTTCATGCTATCCCCCGGCGCATTACTTAACGTTTCCGCTTCATGCGCTTTCGTGTGCCCGCCTCTTTTCGGTCTCGTCGCTTTGGTGCGTATACTGTCAGCCCGTAAGCCCAGCTAGGGACGCTCCTCACTGCAACGGATGGCGGTAGGATATCCACATTGTTAAAGAGCATTCGCTTCCCTGTCGTCGGGTCGCTAGGGCGTTTCAGTGTTGCCCCTCACCGTTGTAATGTGAGGCTATCTTGCCTCAGTCTTTCCAGATTGTCAAGCGGTTGTTGCTGCTACCCGCTTGCTATAACAGCGCCGCCTCGTTGTTGCCGTATCGTGCTGCTATGGGATTCACAATACAGGGCACCCCCTGCAATGTCAAGCGCATTCGATTGATAGTGTGCATTGCAGGCTGTACAGGGGAAACGCGCATTGCGCACTACGCACGCCTACGCGAGCACAGCCCGCATTGCGAGGCGGCGCACACTAGCACGCAGGCCGTGCCCCGCCTGCCTTACACGCAATGTAAACCCCGCCAGATTAACCCGCGCACATGCCGCAATAGCAAGGGGGATTCAGTGGATTATGCTGGATTGGCAGGATGTAACCGTGTAACCGTCTTGTAACCACGTAAGTTGTTGATGTTACGCCTGTTACCGTGTAACCGGGAAAAGCGGCGCTATGTAGAGTTAGCGTCGTGTCGTGTACACACACGCAGTAAAGGCGGCAAAGGGTCGCACACGAGATGCACCGTGTAAATCCGGTTACAAAGTTACATTATGATTAAGCTAATAAGATTAAATTAATTAAAAACAACAACTTGCCGCCCTCTATAAGCATAGAATTTGGTTACATCACGGTTACATTACATAAAATATTGTGCTGCTACTGCATAGGCAGTGCGTGCGGGGCCAGGCGTGGCGCGGGTTGCGGGCGTGGCTGCTATTGCACGCGCAGTAAATCGTGCTGGGCTAAGTGATTGATAACTAACAAAGGTTACAAGGTTACACGGCGCGGGCTGCGGTAGCATTGCACTAGCACACACCATGCACATGTAATGATTTCAACAACTTAGGCTAGTGAATCGTGCTGAACGGCGGCGCGTTCTGTGATGCGGCGCACGCAATGCAGCGACGGCGGCGGAAATAACGCAGCACGCCACGCCGCGCCGGGGAAATTGGCACGCATAGCAAGCCCCGCCCCCTTTGGACCGCCGAAAACGCAGGGGGCCACTCACTACTACATAGTATTCCTCTCGACCGTTGCGCATTTTTATTTTTTCTGCCACACTCGGAGCAGTGCAAGCAAGACAACAGGAGTCTACATGAAACACATTGCAATCGTAGTAGCAGGCGACCAAAGCGAACATCTTCTCCGACTACTGCGCGAGGTCTACCCCTATGGTAAGCGCAGCTTTATGCGGGAAGAAATCACCAACGCGGACGAATACAACCGCACGTTCGATGTTAAGGCAATCTCCACCGGACGCATTGTGTTCGGGCTGACCTTCGAGGACGAGAACGAGGAAGTAGTAATGGCCATCGCGCACCGCTACTACCCGGACGTTGAAGCGAAGCCATACGAGCAGGGCGTGGTCGTGGAGTTTCAGGAGCTGTAGTTGACAAAGGCCGCACGATGAGTAAGATTACTCCCAGGAACGGTATGACATTGCGACCAGCCAGCTGGGAGAGTTAGTGCTCCGGGGCGACCAGGGGGAGTGTACCAGGTCGCCAATTTTTTTCTGGTAATTTTTCACGAATGCTTGCACCACCAGCTACCATCCGCTATAGTTCATTCGTCGGGTGGTCGCTGGTTTCCCAAAGCTAATGCCCTAGCGTGTCGGACTGGCACCACCTCGACAACCCCCACACCTCGTACCCGGTTAAGCCTCGCGGCGACAACACTGCGGACGTTGCTGTGGGGGTATGCTTGCACCCCGCCGAAGTTTGTTGCATACTCCTGGTACGGCACAACAGGAGGGCATATGCAGAACACCCCACGTACAGTAGAGCAAATCGTTGAAGAACATGTTGACGCGCTGCGCCACCTGGTTCTCGACTACCGCGCCAAGCATGGCGAGATTCCCGATACCGTAAACTTCCAGCTGTCAGTAGCTGAAGATACTGCCGCCCATCCGTTGGCGCTACGTCTTCGCCAGTCTGGCTGGGTGCTGGTTATGCAGGGCCACAAGCCTGGGCAAGCGACGATATCCATGACGTTCTCCACCCAGGGTGGTATCCCGTCATGACAGACCTCACTGATTACAAACCGACTATCCTCACACTGCACCCCTACGAGATGGACGTTATCTTTGTGTGGTCGCCGGACGAGCAGCAGGCGCTGGCACAGTACCTGCGCGAGCACCACGACGATGACTGGAAACGCTGGGGTGACTTCGTTGGGCAGACTGAGTGGAAGTGTCGCGGCCTGAGCTGGGTCGGCGGCTTCGAGGTTCCCACGGTTATCGGCGTGAACCTGCCACTGTACTGTTCCGGCGAGGATGGCCAGGAGATGTTCCGTGGCGCGATGGCCACACTGTCGCACGAGATATTCCATAGTATTATGGCCCTGTGTAAGAACATCATGCAGTACCCGGAGTGGGACCACGACGAGCCGATGGCCTACATGACAGGCTATATCATGAAGCACGCGCTGGAGCTTATGCCAGCAGAAATGCCCAGCCTGATGGAGATGGTAGAGAAAGCCGCTACCAAATGACTTGCTGGTAGGCGTATGCTATCTTCCAGCTGGGCATCCCAACTGGAGGATTTTTTATGGCTCACAAGAATCCTGTCGTCCTCTCTACGGACGGCAAGAAACATGAAACGCTGGGCAGCGGTGATACGCTGGCACCCGGCAGCATTCCAATCTCGGCGGAGTCCGGTAACGGGCTGTCCGTCAAATCAGATGGCCTGTTCGCAGAACCGGGTGGTGGCGGTGGCGGGCTAACCGAAGTCGCGCATAACAACAGCCTGTCCGGCGCGGGCACCACTGCTTCCCCGCTCGCCGTCCGTGTCAGCGGGCGTGCTGGCAATGCCATCCAGTTCCTTGACCTGGCGTCCAGTGAGGGTGGGTTGTTCGCGGCGCTGGCCAGCGGTGGCGGTATCCCAGGGTTCGGCGAACCGAACATCATTCCAGACCCGACTGATATTGGGATCGTGGAAGCAAAATATTATGACCTGCTCATGGACAGCTCCATCACGGAAGGGGTGATGTATCACTACCCGACCCTGACTTCTGGTGGCGAGACACTGGAGAATGTCGGGCAGGGCGTGATGCTTTACGCTATCCCGGCAGGCGATGGGGTTATCGCTTCATACTCTGGCGTGTTCGCCGGGTCGAACCAGCAGGGGCTTTGCGTTCGTTACATAGATTCCGGCAACACGGTGCTGCTGGTGGAGAACATGCGCGGCCTGGTACTGAACACTGATAGCACACTAACCGGATGGGGGGAACTGTCCAGCCAACTGGCAGTTCAGGTATCGGCTGACTTGCAGAACGAACTGACCGTTCTCCAGCCAGAGAACTCGGACACGCCAGGACTCTTTGCCAGGCCAATCAGCGCGATGCTGTTTGCGGCTGACGACTCTATCGTTAAGACCTCGAACTACCAGGGCAACCCGAAGAATGCCGCCATCGCAGCACGGATTAGTACGCGGGCAAACAATAACCTGCGTCTTATTCCGAACAGCGAGTCAACAGCAGAACGCGGTTTGTTTGCATCGAAGATGACTCGTGGCACTGGCGGCGGTAACTGGTCGTTCGGATACCCCGACTCTCCGGGCGCGAAGAACGCCTGCGGCAAGATTGGTAGCGGCGTCTACTGGAAGTCCACTGTCGAAATGTCGAACGCCAATGCTGGCGATGTGAACGTGAAGGTGGATGTGTGGATTAAGAACCTGCCTTGCATGGAGGATGGCACACTGGTTTCGCACCGGGTTCTGGTTGACTATGCCAGCGCTACAACCTCGGCTAAACCGACTGCGGCTATCTGGCTGATTTGTGATACTGCACCGACTCACATGATTAACATTGAGACGAAGACGATCACTAAACTTCAGCGTAGCCCTGACGCGCTGACCACTGGCTTGCCTGATTACCCCACGGCACCGGATGGGGAGTTCGCTCAGGAGTTCACGTACTCCCGTCAGTATTTCTACATGGCGTAACCCACTTGCCACGGACGGCGAATATCTATACACTCAGTGTAGATATCAAAAGGAGATGGGACATGCGTAAATTTGAGTATGAAGATACACCGATGGCTGACGGGTTTCCGTCCGTAACATTAGGGGATGTTGAGCGTGCGGTGGCAGATGTATCGTACACTGTGCTGTGCAACTCCCAGGGCCGTGCCTCGACCACCACTGTCTGCATGATTACGCTGGACAATGGCCACAGCGTGATTGGTTCCTCGGCCTGCGTGGTGGCTGAGAAGTTCAATCGCGAGATGGGTGAGAAGTGTGCCTATGAGAAAGCGATGGACGAGGTGTGGGCTTTACTCGGATACGAGCTGCGGCTTAAACTGTCGTCGCAATAACGAGCGACTGACGCCCCGGACAAACCCCTGACGGCCTCGGTCGCGGGGGTTTTTTATTAGGAGACAGCTATGGCCCAACGTAAACCCGTTGTCATGAGCAGTGACAACAAACGACATAACCCACTGGCGGACGGCGACAAGCTGGAAGCCTCAAGCATCCCACTTAGCGCCGGGAGCGGTAACCTGCTGGAGACGCGTGAAGACGGGCTGTACTACGGTATCCAGGCTCCGGCAGATATCTCTAACCTGTATGTTGATAGTACGGGTGGGCTGGACACTAACGCCGGGACGAAGGCTGCGCCACTGAAGACCATTGCCGCCGCACTGTCGAAAGTCCGTGCTGACCAGAGTAATACCATCCACCTTCGTGCTGGCAGGCGCTACGCGTGGCCTAACGGTAATGTGACGGCTGGTGCTACCCGGACGTTCCGTGTGTGGGATGACCCGTTCATTGACGGGGATAAAGTCCCTACTGCTACACCAGAGAAGACTTCGTATAATGGATACCTCCGTGCAGCGTTGAACCGTCCTGTTGTTTATCTGGATTTTGTATACAACGAGACTATCCATGTGTACAGCAACAAAGTAATCACAGCTACGAACGGCGGTGTAGTTCAGGCCAATGGACTTCGGTTTGAAGCGAAAGGCTTCAACCAGCCAGGCTCCGGCAGCGAGCCAGCCGACTTCACAACGGCATGGGGTATGTGGGATGGTATGTCCTTCTTTAGTGGCGACGCGGCTGGTGTGGTGCAGCTGCTGGGCTGCGAGTTTGAGATGTTCTACCGACCAGATATTTATGGGGAAGGAAACAAATCAACGTGGCGATACATCGCTGAAGCGTATACCTGGGGGCGTGGTGCGCCGTCTATCACGTTTACCAGCTGTTCGCATGTGAACGCTGCACGCGGCGATACCGACCTGGGCACACCACTGGTGCAGGTAGCTCCGGCTAATATGCAGATTAACGTCACGAACCCAGGAGACTCATGGAGCCAGGAACCGGGGTATGAGTACCTGAACTTCAATATCCACACCATTGCACGCGATGCGATCGCCAGCGATATCACCCGTGACAGCAACGGCGTGCCCCGTAACCTTATGTCTAATCTGGTTTTCTAAGGAGTAACAAATGGCTCAGAGAACTCCTGTTGTTCTTAACCCGAACAACAAACAACATATCCCGCTGGGGGATACTGACACCATCCGGCCAACGGATATTCCGGTGTCTCCAGATTCTGGTAACACCGTCCAGGTCCGCAGCAACGGTATCTATGTCGGTACGGAAGCCGTACCTGAGTATGCAGCTCAGTATGTCGATGCAGTCAATGGCAACGACACCACAGGTGATGGGACCAAAGCAAACCCGTATAAGACCGTAGCGCGGGCAGTCAACAACATGGTGCCTGGGACACGCGGGTACACAGTGTACTGCCACGAGAACCAGGAGCACGCCGTCCCATCCAGGATTTTGCAGGGTGTGTCGATGAGTATTACCAGTTATCCATCGCTACAGGATAACATGGAGTTGCTCCGCCGTATTCAGCAGGCGTGGTTCGATAAGTATGGGGGTCTCCTTACAGTGTATACGATTGCTGGCGTGTTTGATATGGCCACGCTTATTCCAGATCGTGTCAACCCGATTAGCAACACTGCCCCTGGTGGGCCGTATGGGTACGTGACTGGCCTGGTGATGGTGAATGGGGCACTGACGTTGAATAGCGTCAAGGTCGCATGTGGCAAGCGTGATATGGATGTTCCGGTAACCAGGATGTTGCGTGCGGCTATGCTGTGTGACAACGACCTGGTTGGCCCGGCTGCATACAATATCAACTATTGTGAAATCAACCTGGGTAGTATGCCTTTACTGGTGCAGCGTGGCGCTGGGTCTAACCTGACGCTCAACGTATACGGCACAGCGATTACTGCCACAGAAGATGATGGTGGGAAGCCCGTCTACATCAAAGGTTGGGGTAGTGACGCACCACGCGTGACTGCGATGGTCGGCGGAATCTCAGATGGTGTTCCGTTTGTGACGGTGGATGGAGTGGACTATCGTCAGCGCGTCACTACCGGGGCGGTAGAGGCAGCGCGAGATAACACTACTGGCGTGGTTTATCACGGCGATATTCCAGTGACAATCGACGCGGCGTTCCTGTATAAGAACGGCTAAACGAAAGCGCCCCACTCTGACCGATGGAGCCTGGTGGGACATGCCAGGTGAGGTGAACAGAGTAGGGCGCAAATGAATAGTAAAGTGTTTTGTGAGAGGTAGCAACTGATGGATGGCAAACTTATCGTTCAACCGGAGGATCGTAAAGACCTCATGCGCCTCCGTCCACTCTGGTCTAACATCGCGCAGGACATTGTGATGACCAATGTTCCGAACGCGGAAGGGACGGGGCCACTCATCACGCCGCAGGAAATCTGCGAGAACTATAATATTACGGCCAACGAATGCCTGGCCCTGTTGAAGCTGCCAGAGTTCCGGCGACTGGTGAAGGATTATCGCAAGCGTGTCGATGCGATGGGCGACAATGCGTCCATAACATTACGGGCACAAATGCTGGCGTCCTCGCTTATGGAGACGGTGTACCTGGATGTGATGAAGGCTGGCTCCGACACGAAGGACCGCATCAAGGTTATGGAGCGGCTGTTCCAGTACGGCGGTCTGGACCCGGCAACCAACGGACAGAACAAACAGAAATCCGGCGATGGTGGCGGCGGGAACGCTGCGGCGATTGGCCAGGTCATTATCAACGTCCCGGCTGGCATCCCTGGCATGGAACATGTGCAGCAGCGTGCCCCGGTGACTCTGGATGCGGAGGTGCAGAGTGGCGACTAAGCATCTCAACTACATCCCATACCCCACGCCGATGGAGTTCCACTGCGCGACGAACATGTTCGTGCGTGCCATCTGCGGGCCGTTCGGCTCCGGTAAGTCGGTGACCTGTGTGCAGGAGCTGATGTACATCGCCATGCGCCAGGCACCTGCCGCCGATGGCAACCGCTACACTCGCTTCGGCATTGTGCGTGCGTCATACCCAAACTTGCGTACCACCACTAAAAAGACAATGGAGATGTGGTATCCATCCGAGTGCGGCTCAATCAAAGAGACTGCGCCGATGGAGGGTAAGTTCCGTATCCCGTTACCGGATGACACAGTAGTGGTCATGGAGCTGTTGCTCATCGCGGTAGAGACGGCAGAGGATGTTAAGAAACTTCGCTCGACTGACTTCACCGCCATCTGGATTAACGAGGCCACAGAGGTGGCACAGGAAGTCCTGACGGCGGCTACAGAACGTGTGGGGCGTTACCCATCTGACCGCTTCGGCACATGCTCCTGGAAGGGCGTACTGCTCGACTACAACAAACCACCGCGTGGTCACTGGCTGCGTAAGCTGTTTGAATCTGTCGATACGCCAGAGAACTATGCGTACTTCGAGCAGCCACCAGCCGCGTTCAAACATACTTCCGAGGACGGCATTGTAACGTACACGTTCAACCCGGAAGCGGACAACCTGAAGGTGCTGGGGCCGAACTACTACCCTGACCAGGTGGCGGCGAAACGACTGGTCGGCGCGTTCGACGAGATTGACCAGCTGCTCTGTATGATGGACGTGGACTCTAAACCTGGTAAGCCCGTGTTCATCAACTTCAGCCGTGAGACGCATGTGGCTAAGGCTGTGCTCCAGCCTATCGAGGGACAGGACACTATCATCGCAATCGACACCTCCGGTATCCACCCGGCAGCGCTTATCGCGCAGTTCATGGGAAGGCAGTGGGGTGTCATTGACGAGCTGTATGGTGACGGCACAGGCTTCGAAGACTTTATCTACAGTGCGCTCCTGCCTGTCCTGACCCAGCGATATCGTGGTTCCCGCATCCTGGCGGTGTGTGACCCGGCGAACGCCCGCAACGGATTCAACGCGACGACGCCTGTGGCCAACCTGATTGACGCACGCATCCCGGCTATCGTCGCACCGACGAACGCCATCAAAGCGCGTATCGAAGCAGGCAACCAAATCCTGTCGAAGAACGTGGGCGGCGTCCTGATATCTCCGGCGTGTGAGCTGCTCATCGCTGCACTGGCTGGTGGGTATAGATTCAAAAAGACTACAATCGCTGGTACTATTGACCAGACCTACTCGACCACACCGGAGAAAAACGAGCACTCTCACCCGGCTGACGCGTTCGAGTACCTGAGCCTGCACATCCTCCGTGCGGGGGAACTGGACCAGAACAGCGACGATGTGCGTAGGCAGATGCAGAAGCGAACAAAGAGAAGGGTGATGTGATGAAAGAACCAGCTGTTGAGATTGAGGTGCCGAACAAATCGGTAGACCCCATCGCTGCCATTGTGTCGCAGCGGTGGAACAATGCTGTGTTCTGGCGCTCGCAAGAGAAGGTCGGGGGTAAGTCCCTGCGCACCGTACTCAGTGACTGCTACGACCAGCGCGAGGGTATCCTGGCTCCGTGTGACCAGGAGATCGTGGACATGCTTGGCGTCGATATGTACGTCAACATCTCCGGGCTGAAGTCGTCTGCCCTGGTAGCATGGATGCGTGACCTGCTGATTAACACGGCAGAGTTACCGTTCACGCTATCGCCGACGCCGCTGCCAGAAATGTCAGACGCATCGCGCCTGCGCATTCTGAACCAGGTGAAGCGTCAGCTCTATGGCCAGGGGTTCGATGGTGACCTGCTGTCGCTGGTGCGCGAGCTGAAGTTCCAGCAGCGCGAGGCAGAGATGAACGAGGCGACTCATGCCGCCGACGCGATGTATACGCTCATCAAAGACCAGTGCTGGCAGGGTGGCTTCCGTCGCGCCATGCTGAAGATGATTAACGACTTCGCCACGTATCCGTTCGCCGGGATGCACGGTCCGATTCCAACGATGGTTACACAGATGGAGTGGTCAGGTTCCCAGCTGCGTCCGAAGAACTCGGTGCAGTTCCAGTTCCGTCCGTTGTCTGTGTTCGATACGTTCTGGACACCGGACAGTCGTGACGCGCAGAGCGGGACAGCTGTCATGGTTCGTGAGCGTATCACGAAGCAGGAGCTGTACAAGTGCCTGAACATGAAGTCCTACATCAAAGCCAACGTGCTGAAGGTGCTGGAGGGCTGTGTGTCTGGCCGCATTGACAGCATGTGGATGAGCCGCAACCGCGAGCAGCCAGACTCGTTCGCGTGGGGCTGGGGCAACGGAGAGACGGTGGAAGTTCTCCGCCATTACGGCATCCTGTCCGGGCGCGAGCTGATGATGTATGGCATCACTGGTCTGGAGGCCAATGACTACTACGAGTCAACGGTATCCATGATTGGGCCGTACACCATCCAGGTATTCATCAACCCGAACCCGGCAGTCAACATTCGTCCGGTGTATCTGGCCAGCTTCGAGCAGGGCGGGGATCGCATCCCAGGCGTGAGTATCTGCCAGAAGGTTCGTGACGTAGAGCGTGCGTACCTGGCTACCCTGCGCTTCATGATGGTGAACATGGGGTACGCCGCAGGCCCGATTGGTGAAGTGGACTACAGCCGCGTACAGCGCTATATGACACCAGAGGATGTTGGCCAGTTGGCCGCATTGACCATGTACCCGGTTGACCCGGACATGAGTGCTGGTGGCCGTCCGGCGCACTACTTCCATAATGTTCCGGCTAACGTTGGTGCGTTCATGAACGTGGGCCAGTTCTTCATGGACCTGGCGGACCGCATCACACAGATTCCGGCATCCATCCACGGCGAGCCTGTGGGCACCGGGGCGAACCGTACCTTCCGTGGCATGGCCATGCTGTACGGCAACGCCATCAAGCCTATCCAGTCCGGCATTGCAAACCTGGATGAGATGGTGTTCGCCCCGCTCGGTAACCTGATGTATAACTACAACATGCGTTACTGGCCAGACGAGTCTGTGAAGGGCGATGCGAAGATTCTGGCGCAGGGTTCCACGGGCCTCATCCAGAAAGAGGTTGCAAAACAGACAGCGCTGGATACTCTACAGCTCGTGGCGACAGCGGGCAGTGCCGCGCAGGGCATGGTCAACCCACGCGCCGTACAGTGGGCCGTCGATACCGCACTGCGGGCGTCTGGCGTTCCGGCAGAAGTATTGGAAGGCGGGACTCCGGCAGCAGCTGGTGCGCCGCAGCAACAACAACAGCAGCCACCAGCTGCACCTGAACAGGCTATGGAGGTACAACAATGATTAACGGAACCGCACCCGTAGTGGGTAAGCAGGTTTACGATATGAACCTGGGCTATGGGAAGATCATCTCCGTAGAACCAGACCTGTCATTCGTCGTGGATTTCGGCGCTGGGCGTCGCCAGCGCTTTTCAACTGGCGGGTTCGTCGGTAACATTCGCCGTGTCTATTGGGAGAACCCGGTAGTCGTGGAGCCGATGGCGGACGATACCAGCTGGCAGACGTTCGTCAGCGTGGCACGCCAGATGTATCAGATGGTGCGTAAGTTACGGGGGCTGTGATGGCAGAGCGCAAACCTATCAAACTGGAAGAAGTCGAGTGGGATGGCCTCCTGCTCGACCTGGTGATGGTGGCCAACAAAGTGTTGCCGATGGAACGTATCCTGAACAGTCGCTGGTTCCAGCGGCTTTCTGGTTTTGTGCGCCGTCACAACCCCTGCCACAGCGATGAGGAATCATTCGCCTGGCGTGTGATGTGTTATCTGTTCCCTGACTGCTGGTGTTGCTCCGGTATCCGGGGCTTTATCTATGGCGTAGTGTTTATGCTTATCGTGTGGGGAGTATTCTTATGAGCAGCATGATTGATACTGGTGGCCACTACACCGGGAGGGGATCGTCCTGTGACGACAACCGCCCGGTACAGGGCGAGCACCAGGTACTGTTTGACCAGTCCAGCACGTTCCTGCAATCGGGTCTTATCATTGTACGTGCTGACCAGCCTGTGATGTTGGTAGCGTACATGGTCCCGGAGGGGGCAGAGTTCGTCGTCGAGGGTGTGAGCGTCGGTAGCCGTGCAGTCCAGCAGGGTGGCGGTTGTTGTTCTCCATGTGGTCCGACGCTCATGGGCCAGGGTGCGGCGGACATTCGCTTTCGCGAGCCGATGGCGCTGGGTGGCAATACCTGGTCCATCAATCCGATGAACCGCCGTCTGGTTATCACGCTGCCTGGCACTTACATGCTGGTGCTGAACGATGACCAGTATCTCGGTAGCGTTCACGTCGAGCTGGTGGAGCTGGGTAAAGTTAAGACCACCATCCCGGATGGGTATGTGGCGGGCCTTAATATTATGACCGCTCCGGTGTAAGGGGGGAGTATGCGTTACCTGCAACTTTTCGATGAATTTAGTGAGAGCGAATACAGTGTCGCATTCACTATCTTCCCTGGCAGCATCGGCGTGCTGTCTGCGTATAACCTCGGAAACAAGGTGCTGCGCGAGCCGAACGAGCCGAAGAACACCCCGCAGATGTTTGTCATTCAGAAGCTGGCGTTCCGTGGGGGCGGCATCTTCACGAAGGACATGTGCAACTGCAACTGTGACGACGAAGACATTGGCCTGGGCTTCGAGCCGGAGTATGCTTATGCCGAAGACGTGACACAGTGCGGGATGTGGAACCTCAACGCGTGTCAAAACCTGGGCGCGATTATGTTGCCCGGAACCTACCGCGTGCGGTTAAATGACCGTGGTGGATTGGGCAATGTTATTCTCGGCCTGGTTCGCTACAACGCGAAAGAGTCGGGGCAAGTGCCGCGCAACATTATTTTTGGGGAGTAACCTATGAACAACTGCTGTGAAAACGCGTACCAGGATGGCGGCACTATCAACCAGCCGCAAATCCTGGACCCGGAAATTCTCGGCGGTGTGCTGAAGGGCGTCACGCTTAATGACGGCGTGACTCTCGACGACACCACGGCCAGTCAGCTGGCCACCCGCCTGTGCCCAATCCTGCACGACTGCATTCTGGAAGCTGTTGAGGGCGCTACCCTGACGGGTATGACCCTGATTAACACTCAGCTGAAGGGTGCGGTGATGATGGACAGGGACGCCATCAATTCTGTCATCACCAACATCTGCGCCGGGATGAAGGACTGCATCATCACTGCGGTACAGGACAACTTGCTGGAAGGTCTGCAAGTAAAAGACCTGAAGGTAGAGGGTCTGTCTGTTACCGGACCTGTGTCATTGGACCTGGACGCATCGCGCACCATCGCTACGCAGATTAGCGAGCACCTCGATAGCTACATCCTTAGCGTTCTCACCGCTGGTATCATCGACTCCATCCGTCTGAGTAATGCGAGCATCGACGGCCTGGGGCTGAAGGGTTCTGTGTCTCTGGACGACACCGCTGCACAGAGCATCGTGGATGGTATCTGTTCTAAGCTGACTGATTGTGTCCTGGATATCGTCAAGAACAACAGCCACGAAGGACTGAAGCTGGTTGCCCCGGATATCTCTGGTGCGGTCAAGCTGGACCTGGATGCGGCGAACGCGATTGGCGAGGCGCTGGCGCAGAAAATCACTGATGTGGTGAACGACGCGCTGACCAGCGGTAAGCTGTGCTGTCTGCACATCGAAGGCGCAGAGATCAACAACAGCCACGGGACCAACAATACCTGGACCAACACCACGTTGAATGGTGATACCACCATCAACGGCAACCTCACGCTGGACGCTGATGCAATCGGCAACCTGTGTACTGCATTGCAGCCGTGCATTGACGCACGGTTCGAAGAATTGCTGAACACGCGTGGCCGTGTGGTGACCGATAAGGACACCATCCTGGGCAATGGTACTGACGACGACCCGCTCCGCGCTAACCTGGAAACGGATATCGACGCGCGTCTGTTGCCTGCTGTGACTACGCAGACAGAGCTTCCGACGACCATCGTGGGTGGCCGCGACCAGCTGCTGGGTAAGCCGGATTATTATGTCCGCATCGGCAAACATATCATCCCGGCTTGGAAGGGCTGATAAATCTCTGTTAGTATATAAGCGCCCCCTGTTTATGGGGGCTTAACTGGAGGCAGTTATGGCAAGACGACCAATGGCAATGCCGCTCTTTGAGCCGACTTGTGATCGTCGTCAGTTCCTGGCCGAGCGGGATGAGATGCGTGAGATGGTGCGGCAAGATAAGCGTTGCCACAAAATCAACACCCGCCCAGGCTTTCAGAAGCTGGCTAACATGAAATTCAATCGGGGATAATATTATGGCTTGTGCAGCATGTGGTAACAAAGCGCGTCGCCCAATGCGTAGTACCGTTGGGAAACCCGTTAACCAGTCCCAGCCTGCTCGTTCTGGTTCCACCAGCAACAATGACCGTGGACGCAGCCGTGTGACTGGCTTGCGCTGGAACAGCAAATGATTAAGCCTGGCAAACGCGAAGCGGACCTTATGCTTACCCTGCCCCGTAACGAGGCAGGGTTCGGTGCGTTTGTCACGGCGCTCAAGCAACACCGGGACAAATGTGTACAGGAGTTTAACGTAGCTGCATCGCGAACTGTGTTCGACGAGTCAGTGCGTCCGGCAGCACTCACTGCTTCTGGACAGGTTAAAGCTCTGAATGATGTAATTGAACTACTCGACAGACTTACTGTGGGAGGCACCGATGGTAGATGAAGTGAAGATCGCCCCACGCCGTCATCATGGCGTAGACGCGGCAAAACAATTCCGTGAGCAGAATGCTGCGGTATATAGCGAACCTGGCGCAGAGCCAGCGGCCCCGGCACCAGCAGAGCCAGCAGCACCAGCTCCGGCACCTGCACCAGCTCC